ATAGGTGTTAATATGAAGTATACAGAGAAAATGCCCGACATCAGCATCGAAAGCGAAATGAAAAAATCGTATCTCGATTATGCCATGAGCGTGATCATTGGCAGAGCTTTGCCGGAGGTGCGAGACGGCCTTAAGCCGGTCCATCGTCGGGTCCTGTTTGCCATGCGCGAACTCAGAAACGATTGGAACAAGGCCTATAAGAAATCTGCCCGTATCGTGGGTGATGTTATCGGAAAGTACCACCCCCATGGCGACACGGCCGTTTATGATACTATCGTGCGGATGGCCCAGGATTTTTCTCTGAGGTATCCCCTTGTAGACGGTCAGGGTAATTTTGGTTCCATCGATGGTGATCCGCCTGCTGCCATGCGGTATACCGAGATCAGAATGATGCCTTTGGCCCATCAGATGTTGGAGGATCTGGATAAGGAAACCGTTGATCTTGCAGCAAATTATGATGAATCGTTAACAGAGCCTACGGTGCTTCCGGCCAGAGTGCCTAATCTTATCGTCAACGGCTCTTCCGGTATTGCCGTCGGCATGGCAACCAACATCCCACCTCATAATCTATCGGAAGTGATTGAGGCCATCAAGGCCATCATCGACAATCCCGGTCTTACTTGGCAGGATATCATGAATTACATTCCGGGGCCTGACTTTCCTACCGGCGCCATGGTTTACGGAACCAAAGGAATCCATGAAGCCTATCAGAACGGGCGCGGGATAATCCGGATACGGGCCAGGGTGATCATTGAAAAAGACAAAAGAACCAAACGAGAGACCATCATTGTTACCGAACTTCCCTATCAGGTCAACAAAGCCAGGCTTATCGAAAAGATTGCGGGCCTTATGCGAAACAAACAGATCGAGGGGATCAGATATATAAGAGATGAATCCGACAGGGAAGGCATGCGGATCGCACTGGGCCTGAAAAAAGATCAGATTGCCGAAGTAATTATCAATCAGCTTTACAAGCACACGCAGATGGAGAACAGCTTCGGCATCATTTTTCTTGCAGTTGTAGACAATCAACCCCAGCTTTTAACTTTAAAAGAGATTCTCGAATATTTCATCCTGCACCGCAAGGAAATTATTATTCGGCGGGTGCGGTATGACTTAAAGAAAGCCGAAGCGCGGGCTCATATTCTGGAAGGCTTGAAAACCGCCCTTAATAATATTGATGATGTAGTTTCCATGATTCGGGAATCAAAATTGCCGGAAGAAGCCAGAACACGCTTGACCCAGACATTCGCTTTGACCATGATCCAAGCCCAGGCCATATTGGATATGCGTTTGCAGCGCCTTACCGGCCTTGAGCAGGAAAAAATAATCGAAGAATACAAGCGTATTCTTAAAGATATCAACTGGTATAAGGAAATTCTCGGCAGCGAGCGTCTGGTCAAAAATATAATCAAGGATGAACTTGCCGAATTACAACAAGAGTTCGGAGACCGGCGCCGGACCGAGATCGTAGAAGCTACCAAAGAAATCACCATTGAAGATATGATTGTTGAAGAGGACATGGTGGTTAGTATTTCCAATACCGGTTATATCAAGCGTAACCCGATTACCCTTTACCGGAGCCAGCAACGTGGCGGTAGAGGCAAGACCGCTATGGGCGTAAAAGAGGAAGATTTTGTCAGCCATCTCTTTGTTGCTTCCACCCATCATACCTTTCTGTTTTTTACGAATCTGGGAAAGGTTTACTGGTGCAAGGTGTATGAAATCCCGCAGGCCGGGCGTCAGAGCCGCGGCAAAGCGATCGTCAACCTGCTTAACTTTGGCAAGGATGAAAGGCTGACGACGGTGTTGCCGGTGGAATCCTTTGAACCAGGCTACCATATTATTATGGCGACCCGCAACGGACTGGTTAAAAAGACGGATATTATGGCCTTCAGCAGGCCCAGAGCAGGCGGTATTATTGCCTTGAAACTGATGCCTGGCGACGAACTGATCGCTGCCAGGATTACCGACGGCACCTGGAATGTTTTTTTATGTTCGGCCATGGGCAAATCGATACGTTTTCACGAGTCGAATGTGCGTCCCAGTGGCCGTATCGCCAGAGGAGTTTTTGGACTGCGGCTCGCTCCTGATGACCGTATTGTGGGCATGGAGGTGTTAAGTCATGGCCAGACCCTGTTCACGGCTACGGAGAATGGTTTCGGCAAGCGAACGTCTATTGATGAGTATCCTCTCCGTAACCGCGGCGGCAAAGGCGTTATTACGATTAAAACTACCGAGCGCAACGGGCAGGTTGTCGGCATGCTGCTTGTTGATGATGATGATGATTTAATGGTGATGACGGACAGTGGCAAGCTCATCCGAATGGCTATTAAGAATATTTCGGTAATAAGCCGCAATACCCAGGGCGTAAAACTGATCGGGATGATGGCTGAAGAAAGGGTTGTCGGTGTTGCCAGACTTGCGGAGAAGGAGGATGATGTCAGCACATCATAAGGTAAGTTGCGGATGAAAGATCAGATTAATGCAAAGGATATTAAAATCGGTGTTGTGGGAGCCGGAAGCTGGGGAACTTCTCTTGCCAATCTTCTGGCTTTGAAAGGCTACAAGATCGACTTGTGGGTATTTGAAAAGGAAGTCAAAGACCAAATTGAGACATATAGAGAAAACAAGGTGTTTCTTCCCGGTTTTTCCCTTTCCGACAATTTGTTCCCATCCAATGATATGGCCCGGGTTGTCAAGGGCAAAGAACTTGTACTGATTGTAGTTCCGTCACACGTAATGCGGGAAACCGCGCATAAAATGTCCGGTCATCTTTCAAATAAAACGATGGTGGTTTCGGCTTCCAAAGGCATTGAGAACCAAACCCATTTGACCATGACCGGTGTGTTGCAAGAGGTCCTGCCCGCAATTCCTGAAAACGCCTTTGCAGTCCTTTCGGGTCCGAGTTTTGCCCAGGAAGTTTCTAAAAAATTTCCTACCGTTGTTACTGCGGCATCAAAAGATCCCCAGGTCGCCAGAACTGTGCAACATGTTTTTGCCACGGATTACTTCAGAGTCTATACCAGTGATGACGTTATCGGAGTTGAACTGGGAAGTGCCGTCAAGAACGTAATAGCGATTGCCGCCGGCATTATTGACGGTCTTGGGCTGGGATTAAACACCAGGGCCGCCCTGATTACGAGAGGTCTTGTAGAGATTCGCCGGCTGGGTATTGAGCTTGGCGCCAACCCCCGTACTTTTACAGGACTTACCGGTGTCGGGGATTTAGTACTGACCTGCACCGGCGATCTTAGCAGAAATCACACTTTGGGGAAAAAGATCGGTGCGGGCATGCAGCTAAAGGATATCTTGTCTGAAATGCATATGGTCGCAGAGGGAGTCAAGACCGCCAAGTCCGTTTACAATTTGTCACGCAAGCTTGGGGTTGAGATGCCCATTGCCCATGAGGTATACCACATCCTATATGAAGATATTGCACCCATCGAAGCCGCGCGCCGCTTGATGACCCGTGATCTTAAAGACGAGCTGGATGAATATTAGGCGCTGCATTGGTTTGGAAAAACGCCGGGCTTCAAGATTTTACTGCAAGGCGATATCAACAACGCTATAAAAGGGCGCCCCAATATTTGTGATTTGTCAAAGTTTTCGAGAAGTTGTAAAATGTTTTCGCAGCAATCATAAATATTGGGTCACCGTGATATACCCTGGCAGACGACCAGGATATCTTCTTGCAGCAAAACCCTGAAGCCCTTTTTCCCGAAGTTACTGAGAAGTTACTATTTTTATAGATTAATTGTCTTAAGTACTGTTTTTTATTAAGGCTCATCCTGCTGAAAGCGGGACTCAGGCAGCCAGATTTTTTACATTTTATCACCAGCAGGCTTAACTTAACGAGCAACCAGCAACGAGTAACCAGTTATCTATGACCGCAAGCAAACCACATAAAGGTGAAGGTCACCGCCAGCGTCTGCGAGAACGGTTTCTTAAATCGGGTTTGTCAGGATTTCATGATTATGAAGTGGTTGAACTCCTATTGACCCTTGTCACTCCGCGCAAAGACTGTAAGTCTGCGGCCAAGGCTGCTTTGCGGCGCTTTAAAACACTGCAGGGGGTACTGGAGGCCTCTCCCCAAGAGCTTTGCGAAGTTGAAGGGATCGGGCCCAAAAATCTGCTGGGCGTCAAGCTGATAAAGGCTGTTGGTGATCGGTATCTAAAGCAGAAATTGATTGAAAAAGATCCCTTGAACAACTCGCAAGCCCTGTTCGATTACCTCTACCATAGTATAAGAGATAAGAATCGGGAATGCTTCAATGTTATTTTTCTGGATGCTAAAAACCGGGTTATTACTTCTGAAACCCTTTTTGAGGGGACTTTGACGGCAAGCTCTGTTTACCCGCGGGAAGTGGTCATCGCGGCCTTGAATCATCATGCCGCCGCCCTCATATTTGCCCACAACCACCCTTCGGGTGATCCCCAGCCGTCCCAAGAAGATATCGGCATTACGCGCCGGCTTATATTTGCTTGCAGGGTGGTGGGAATTACGGTTCATGAGCATTTGATTATAGGGGCTAATACACGCCATGAATAATATCAATCACTTACAAAGGCACATTACCAAATTATTACCAATTTGGACTTTATGAGACAGGTTTTTCGTCCTTTTTTTCGTTCCTTTTTTCTTTATCCATCACCCTTTCAAAAGCCGATCCGTCATCTCTGGTCAAATTCGGAATAAAGCGATTATATCTTTTTAACGTGGTTTCCACATCTGTATGGCCGAGCATCTTTGATACCCATGTGATCGATTCCCCAGCTGCAATATGGAGTGTAGCAAAAGTGTGGCGCATTTGCTTTTGTGGCCTGTATTTCAATCCGGCCAACCTCAGATAATGCCTCCATTTCTGGCGCATGGTACAAACCGTCCATTGTCGGTTTGTATGAGTTAACCAAACAAACTTACCCATTAATCCGGTTCTGGCTTCCTGACGGTGCAAGGCATCAATTGCAATCGGTTTAAGATCAACATCACGGATGGACGATTTTGTCTTGGGTAATCCGGTTGAGCCGTTCTGTCGACGGTTTTCCCTTATAAGAGTTTTACGGTTGAAATAATCTATATGCTCCCATTTTAAAGCATATAGTTCTCCCGGCCTCAATCCGGTCCTTGACCAAAATATAATTAGATCCCGCCAGTTGGGATATTTTTCAAGATAACTAAGCCAGTACTTTAGTTCTTCAAACGAAAAAGGATCTATTTCAGAAGGGCGTTCATCCAGTTTGCCGATTCCTGCACAAGGGTATTCAGGTATTAGTTTTCGTTTCGTGGCAAACAACAGCACCATGCAAAGCGTTATCATATACTGATTGACAGTTGACTCTGATAAATTTTTTCCCTGTAATAATTTTCTAAAAACCAAGACATCATGTTCTTCAATGTTCCCGATGGACCAACCGCCAAAGTACGGCTCTATATGATTAGTAAAATGGCGTTCATAGTTTCTTTGCGTTCCAAACGTTATAGTCTTTTGGGATAACCATATTTCGAATACTTCGGAAAGGGTAATATCGGTTACCGTTTTTTGGAAATGTTTGGCCTTTGAGCCGTTGGGGAAAAATTTAAGATAGTCGAACGTACCGGTTTTAACATGGTATTCAATAGCCTTCCATTTGGACTTAACCCTGGCCTGATTCTTTTTAGTGATGTCACCTTCATATTCGACACATCTTACCCGCTGATCGTTTGGTAAAGTGCACCGAAAATCTATTACCAGCTTGTCACCCCGTCTGCCGACTGCCATCTTGCTCCTCCATCCATTCTATGAACTCTTTGCGTTTGATAACGACCTTTTTACCCACCTTAAGATAATGAACACCCCTGATCAATTTGCCGTCATTAATATACTGATATAATGTGGCAATGGCAAACCCAAAATGTTCAGCAGCACCTTTTACTGATAGAGTGTAAGGCGGGATTAAGGAAGATTTCAACTATATAGCCCTTTCTAAAAAAAAAATTGGGAAGGGGCGCGGCAACCCCCCTCCCCAATAAAATAAATGCCGTTAGACTGTTGGCCTCTATCCATTACCGCTGCCCGGGGTGCAGCGGTCCCCCGCGAAAGCCGGTCGTCCTTGCTGTTCTTGGGTAAACGGCGATACCCTCAAGGAGACGCAGGGTGACAAAACCAAAACCAATAAAGGGTATAAGGTTGTTGGAAGTGGCTAATTCTTACTATATGTAAAATACTGTGTCAATGAGAATGTTTACTTTTGGTAAGAATTAAGGTAAAAAATATCTTTCAGAAAATATCATTAATTTTCCACTGGATATTTTTACAGTCATTATTATACTTGTTTATTAAGTAATAATTTTTTGAGCTTATAATAAACCAACGGTTTGTCATGTATGAGTTTTCGCAATTTATCCATTAAGTACTGTTTTTGGTTTGTTTCAACCCCATGCTTCAATGCAACTTCCCCCATCTTGCCTCCGTTTATAATTTATTTTAAGACATTTTATATTAGTCTGTCTGCAAAATATTTTTCCAAATTTCTTATTTTAGATGGAATATTGAGTTTGTTCCGTAAATTTCTTCGATGAACTTCAATAGTTTTAGGGCTCAAATTAAATATTTCAGCTATTTCAATAGTTGATTTACCTTGCCTTATCTGTTCGACAATCTTTAGCTCCATTCTGGTTAGATTTTTAAATATTTGGCGGGCTTTTAATTCGGCCTTCTCCCGCTCTCTTTCCTTTAACAAAACCCTTAAAGCTATAATAATTTCTTCTTTTTCTTGTTCAGCCTTTTTACGATCAGTAATATCAATAACTGTTGTACGAATTCCAACAATTTTTTCATTTTTTTTTATAGGAGCAGAAGATGAAACTCCCCACCGTTGCGTACCATCCTTACAAATAATCTGAAATTCAGCCGGTGGAACTTCTATTCCTTGCGCCATTTGTGAAAGACGACTAATATATTGGTCATGGTTGCTCGGATCTATTAACTGTTTTATATTCAACCCTTTAGCCAGGTCTTCACGTGTATATCCAGTTATGTCATGACCATATTGATTGCTGTAAGTACATTTTCCTGCAAGATCAGATTCGACAATAACAGTTGGTAATTGATCGGCAGTTTCTCTCCATCGTCTTTCACTTTCTTCCAGTTGGGTAATATCTCGAAAAATTCCTATAACATATCTATTTTCGTTAACAGCAATTAGCTCTAACGTCATTTCACCAACAATGGTTCTGCCATCTTTTCGTTTTAATGTCACCTGAACCGCTGATATACATTTTTCATCTTCGAGTCTTTTATAAAAACCTGCCCTTTGTTCCGGATTTACCCACATATTTAAATCTTGGGTAGTTTTTCCGATCATTTCACTGGCACTAAAACCTAATAATTTCTCTCCTTCTCGATTGACTGCAATAAATTGTTGTGTGGCAAAGTTTATAATACCAATACCAATAGGAGCCAATTGGAATATTCTAAAAAAAATATCTCGATCTAAAAACAACTAAGCCCCGCTCTCATTTACTAAGTCATTGAAGTAATTGCAAGATTTTTTATCCCTATTTAATCCCTTAGTTTTCCCTTAGAAAGACTAAGGGATATTTCTTATATTGGCAATAATTGATAAATATTAAAAAAAAAGCCACGATTATATATCGCGGCTTTCAATTAGATTTATTATTTTGTAAAAATTTTAACTATTTTCCAATAAAAGTCTAACAGACTCAAAATGTTTCGGCCTTTTATCTGACGGAAGATCGAGCCATTCCTGTAATTTTATAATCATTTTAAAATCATCTCTGGAATACCGTTTATTAGACAAAAGATCTATCATTGAAACATTAAAAATTTGTGAAAGTTTAAAAATTTTTTCCTGGTCCATCCCTTTGGTTCCATTTTCAATTTGAGATACCATACCAGAACTCTCATAGCCAAGCTTATGGGCAAGATCCATTTGTGTCATGCCATGAATATCCCTAAGTGTTTTAATTTTTTCACCGAGCATTTTTTTAAATTGCTTTTGTTTAGCCATGCAGCCACCTCCTTCTTTTATAACCTGAACAAATAACAGAATAAGTTATATCTTCCTAAAAGTAAATCTCTAATAGTAAGAAAAAAACAACATATACCTTGACATACATTCTTACTTATAGTAAGAACTGCTCATATATATCTAAACTGCAAATAAATTTTCGACGCTATTAATTACATAAGACGCAAACAGGGGAAACAATGCAAAATCAAGCTTTTAAGGATGTCGAAATGGGTAAAAAAATCATTCAGGAAAACTTTAAAATGGATGATGAAATGCAATCCAAACTCCTGAAAGCCGCCGGCACCCTGGATGAATCAAAATCTAAGGTTATTCGGGCTTGTATCCATCTTGCCTTACCAACTTTAGAAGCCAACCCTTTATTGATTCGTCTTATCGAAGACTGACCTGATTAACAATACAATTTTGGTATTACCTAAACCTATTTTTAGTTGTGGGCTTGTAATTTAATATTATCAAGGAGCTATGTTTGTATCCCAAGACTAAAACAAAGCCCTGGCTACACCAAGCCGAAGGCTGGAATCTCGCTAAAAACCACCCTGCTTTTTACTATGCCGTAGACATGGGTGGCGGAAAAACCAAGATGGGCGTGGACTACTGCACAGGAGTCAACGCCCATCTTGTTTTAGTCCTGTGTCCTAAAAAGGTAATACCGTTGTGGCCCCGCCAGTTCGATCTGCATTGCGGAGTTGATTTTAGGTTCTTTGCACCTGAAAAGAAAATATCAGTCGCTAAAAAGGCCGTTCTCCTTGAAGATGAAATCCAAATGATGCAGGCCGCTAATCTCCGACTGGCCGTTATCCTCAACTATGAAGCCTTCTGGCGTCCACCATTAGGGCCGACCTATAACAAAAAGAACCGCATGGTCAACCGTGGCCTCCTGATGAAATACCCGTGGGACGTCATGATCTGTGACGAAGCCCACCGGCTTATGGCCCCGGGCGGCACAATGTCCTGGGCGGCCATGCGGGTCGGAAAACAGGCCAAACGCAGATTATTCCTATCCGGCACGCCCATGCCATCTTCACCTATTAATATATACGCTCAATTCAGAGCCCTAAACACTGATATCTTTGGAACAAGATTTACGGACTTCCGAAGGCGCTACTGTGAAATGGGCGGATATGAAGGGCGTCAGATTCTTGAATACATCAATCAAGACGAACTGCATCAAAAATTCTACAGCATTGCCTTTCGTGTCGAAACCGATGAAGTCCTCGATCTTCCCGGCGTAAGGCACGAATTACTTAAATGCAAACTCGATCCCAAAGCCCGCAGAATTTATGACCAGCTTGAAGAAGAATTCGTTGCCCAGGTGGATAGCGGTGAAATCACCGTCCAGAACGCTCTGGTTAAGGGACTTCGCCTTTCGGAAATCACAGGTGGATTCGTTAAACCTGACGACGGTGTCCGTAAACAGATCGATACCAACAAAATGGACACCCTGATCGAACGGCTCCAAGACCTTGGAACTGAGTCGGTAGTTATCTTCTATCGTTTCAAGCCCGAAGTTGCCGAAATGAAAAAACGAATCGCTAAAATTAAAATCGGAGACTACAAAGGCCAGCCCATTTACCGAACTGTAGGCGAAATCTCCGGAGATATTAACGATGAATTAAGATGGATACATAAAGAAATTGATACCGTCTGTGTCCAAATACAGGCAGGGGGCGAAGGGCTTGATACCCTGAAAAGAGCCAGGTACGGCTTTTTCTACTCTAAGGGCATGTTGGGATACGGCAAGTGGAAACAGGCCGTAAAACGGCTGGATCGTCCTGGTCAGACACGTAAAGTTTTATTCTATCATCTTGTTGCTCGGAACACTATCGACATGAAGATCGAACGGGGAATCAAGAAGGGCGGCAATGTCATAGAATACGTTTTAGAGGAAATGAGAACGCAAAAACCTAAACCATTTGCAAAGGTCGCATAACTGAGCGGGCATAACTCAACGGCAGAGTGGGAGCCTTCCAAGCTCTTGGTTGAAGGTTCGAATCCTTCTGTCCGCTCCAATTTAAAATTAGAAAGGTAAATAATGGCCAGAAAACCCATACCCGACAACACTATTAATTCCGTATTAGCCACGATTCCGATGGCGATCCAAGCCAGACTCGCAGAAAAAGGCCCGGGAACTTTCGCCAGCCGTCATGAAATTCAGGGCGTACTGGACGAAGAATTTCATGAGCTACGTGAAGCTCTGCAAAGCAATATAGAAAAAGATTACTACAAAGAGTTGATGGATATCGCCGTAGGCGCTGTGTTCGGAATGGCCTGCATGGTCGAAGGAACAATGGATTGGTAATGGAAATATACAGACTCGTCAAAATGACCGACCAATGGTACGCCCTGAAAATAACAAGCATAGAACTCGATGCAGACAATATCGAAAATTTCATAATGAGCGGAGAAGTTGTTGTTCTCGGCGACGACCTTGAATGGATCGCCAGCGAATTAGGCATCACTTTAGATGACATAAAAGAGGTTGAATAAAATGGAATTTGAATTTGAAACTGAAGAAAATTTGGAATTCTTCGACAAAAGCTATCTGGACTGGCTGATACCCGCTTTGGACTTGGGGCTTAAAATCGGCATGGGCCTGGCCGGTCTTTATATTCTACTGGCAACCGCAGCAAGCATCATAGACAAATTACACTAAAGGCTAAATATGGCACAACCTGAAAAGCTAAGACCCGTAATACGCTACGACTGTCTCCATGGAGATCATAAAGAACGGCCCTGTCCGTTCATCGGCTGTAAGTACCATCTTATATGGCTGTTCCATAATGAACAGTGGCTCTCCCAAACTCCCATCTATGCCATTATTAAAAGAATCGCTAAATTGCGAGAAACATGCTTGCTCGATGTTGCCGACAAAGGACCGCAAACTTTACAACAAATTGCCGATATCATGGGCGGGATCAGCCGTGAAAGAGTACGGCAAATAATCGACAATGAACGTGGCGCCTTGGATCGGCTCAGGCATCCCTCCAGAAGAAAAAAACTTATTGAATTCACCCAACCGCTAAGAACAACCCCAATACTTGACATAAACCATAGAACAAAGAGGTACGCAGCATGACAAAATACATCCAGACCCCAACAGAAAGGAAAATGGCAGACCAGCAGCGAATGAGAAAAATGATAGCCGCCAAAGAAAGGAACCCGAATCGATGCAAAAGGAAAAAATAAACCCAAACGGTGATGTCTGTATTTTTGATAAAGACAAGTATAAATACATTATCGAATCCACAGGGCAAGTTCTGGCAGGCGTTGGCAAGTTCGTTAACAGCTTCTTTCCGAAGTTCGATACCGAAGCCGTTTCCCAAAATTGTGTCGGCAAGCCGAAATACAAAGACATGACCGCAGAGCAAATCCGGCAACAATGGAAAGCCAAGGCCAATTGGAGCCGAAATGAAGGAACCAACGTCCACGAATACGCTCGCTACAAGTTCTCCGAAGAATTTCCCGAAGAACAAATAGTCGAACCATCACCGATTTCCGACCGGTGTGAACGGCTCTTTAAATGTACGGACAATTCTATTACTCACCTTAAGATGCACTATGAGATTCTCGGTGTTGAAATGTTCGTATTCTCCGCCACGCTCGGCCTGTGCGGATTCATAGATCTTGTTTTACGAGATAAGGCCGAACCTAAACGGATCATTGTACTGGACTGGAAGCAAAATCAAAACCTTACCATGGAAAATCCGTGGGAACGCGGCCTTGAACCGATCACCCACCTTCAAAGCTCAGACTACAATAAATATAGTCTTACATTGTCCGTTTATAAAAGTATTCTTCAAGTTGAAAAATATTTCCCACCCGATACCAAATACCGATCCGGTATTGTTCATCTTCAAGAATTTGCCGATGCCATCAATATTCGCGGCAAGGTAATGGACGAAGAATTAGAAAGGATGTTGAAGCAATGGCAGAAAAACTAACCGATCAGGAACGTATCAAAGCCCACCGCCAATTGTGGAACTGGCTTGCTGATAATCCCTGGAAAGAAAAAGAAGACTGGCCTGGCTGGAAACTCAATGGCGGAGAATATGAAGATCTCCATCCTTATTACTGTTTTATGTGTATCCATATGGACGGCATGCCCATGTGCCATCTATGCCTTTTAGAATGGCCGGAAAATAATTATGGCACTAAGAAATGCATTGATGGCGGTCTTTTCAGTCAATGGATCGATGCTGAAACTGACGAAACCAGGATAAACTGCGCCCGTCAAATCGCCGAATTGCCGGTAAAGGAGAATATCAATGACAATTAAACTGTCAGACGAAGAACGTATCTCCCTGCACAGGGAGCTTTGGCTCTGGTGTTCTGAAAATCCGGACAAAGATAAAACAGACTGGCCTAAATGGAGACATAACGGCGGTAAGTACCCGATGGACGATCTTAAAACAGCCCATGCCGCATGCTTTCTGTGCGGTAAATCCTGCTGTTTGCTTGAATGGCCGGGAAATCACTGCTTTGGAATAAAAGATGAAGTCAATGGACTTTATTCGCAATGGTTCCGCCTGAATGGAAAAAAGAGCAAATTGGCCGAACGTGCTGAACTCGCCCTACAGATCGCTCAGCTTCCAGAACGAAGTCCGGATGAAGTCATCACCACAGACGGTTTTAAACTCCAACGACAACCGGACGGTTCTTACTCTGATGGCGATATATCCTTTTACGGCTATTACGATCTTGTCGAAGGCGGGCATGTATAAACTTTAAATCAAGGAGAAAATCTATGGAAAATGCAGGAGTACATCAAGAACCTTTGTATATGAAATCGCCTAAAACCGGCAAAATCAAAGTGTATCATATTGGAGTTACGTCAGTAAACGGTCATGGGCAGATCCTTACCAAAACCGGATTGGTCGGCGGTAAGCTTAAAACGCATCCCAAAACAATCAAGGTCGGTAAGAATATCGGCAAATCCAACGCAACAACTCCCTTTGAACAGGCATGCCTCGAAGCCAAAGCCAAGTGGACGAAAAAGAAAAAGAAAGGCTATACCGAAGACCCAAGCGGTATCAGCGACGTTCAGCTTCCCATGAAGGCCGAAGACTACAAAGATGCCGGACATCGTATGTCCTGGCCGGCCGATGCTCAAATAAAGCTCAATGGTGTCCGGTGCGACGTACTGCGAAAAGATATAAATACCATTTTGTATAAATCCAATGAAGGTAACTTTTTTCAAAGCGTCGGGCATCTTACGCCTCATTTTTTGGACTTTCTGCCGATCGGCGGCAAGCGTGACGGTGAGCTTTATGTCCATGGCTGGACATTGCAAAAAATAAGAAGGGCCATGAACAAACCCCGGCCTTACACCAAAGATCTTCAATTCTGGTCGTTTGATGTTTCCGATCCGACACTTCCCAGCGAGGAACGGTTGTGGATCAATGAAAACGAAACCCAGGAAAGCTCGCACATCAAAATTGTCAAACATGAAACCGTCAAAAACCATGATGATTTTATGGCTTTCCACGACAGATCTTTTGCAGATGGTTTTGAGGGCGCAATGGTCAGGATGAAGGGCGGCATGTATCTCTTTAATACCCGCAGCCACATGCTCCAGAAATTCAAAAAGTTCTTCGATAAAGAGGTCACAATTATCGGCTATGAAGTCGAAGTCGTTGAAAAGATGGAGGACGATGGCTCTATCACCGAAACAGAATGCGTTATTTTCCGCGTGAAAGACGAATTCGGCAACGAGTTCACATCGGTTCCAAGAGGCGGACATGACTTACGCGCAAAGTATTTGCGTAACATGATTTCACTGTTGGGTGAAAAACTGACTATCCGGTATCAGGAACTCAGTGAAGATAAAGTGCCGATCTTTAATGTCGGCATAGCGATCAGGGATTATGAATAATGGATGCCATAGATTTTTTCAACCACTACAACCCTGACACTCAGGAATTTTACCTACTTCCTTATCAACGTAAAATTTTAAAAAGAATGGAAATTAATATGGATCAATCACGATGCCCTCTTAAATTCAAAGGCCATGCCTGCGGTTATACCGGCCCTGGATCTTGGTGTGACAAAACTTATATACGGTGCCGAAAATTGGGAAATCAAAAAAGCTATGTATACGGTGAGTTCAAAACCACACCAGATATATATAAAAAACGATGCCATTATTTATTTAAAGGCCACATCTGTCAATACAGCGGCGCTCAAATTCAATGCGACAAAACTTTTAGCCGCTGCAAAGAACTCGGCAACGAACACCGCTTTCCGTTGGGATGGCGTGTAGATTTATACAATCCAAACAAAGAAGAAAGGAGTAAAGCAAAAATGAACCAAGAGCCCGTAATCGAACAACGCAAAACCTTCCAGCCTTTTATCGCTGTCGATGGCGATCTGTTCGGTGAAGAAGTTATCTGGACATGCACCTTATTTAAAAAGGTGCAAAAAAACGGACACATCATTCTTAAAACTTCCCGTGGAGTAGCTATCTGTTCGGAACTGGACGAACCCTGCGCCGATACCGGCAAACAAATAGCTGAAAGCTACGCTGTACTCGGCATGAATGGCCGTGAACCTCACCGTGACGTTACTTGTTCCCATGCGGTTGATGTACTGCTCAATACGGACTGTCCGTTTACAAAGCATATCGAATCGAACCCCAAGCTGACATTTCAGGAACAAAAGAAATTGTTCGGTAAAAAATTCACCGGTAGCCCTGATAATTTAACGCTTAACGGCTTGTCCGAAGGATGGAATTTCACTGGCGCTAAATCAGGATAACTGCACCATGCTTAGAGACGTTTGTATAATAATGGCAGCCCTATCACTGGTCTATGAGTTCGATCAGTTTGGATTTTATGTCTTTAAAGTTCCGTCCACCAGACCGGTCTTTTGGATCTGTGGATTTATTTACTGGATCTTTACCATTGCCATGCTGTTCATTCCAGGCTTTCAGGCTTACGGATTAGTCCTGATCGCCTACGTCATAATGAGAGCATTGAAAGATACAAAAATCACGGCAATTACAGATACAGCAGCCAGTATTATAATCTTACTCATGGCTCTAAAACAGTTAATATAGCAAGGGCAGGCTCGACTATGTGGTGAAGACAACGGACTGTAAATCCGCCGGGCAACCTGTGTAGGTTCAACTCCTACCCTGCCCACCAAATTGTAAAGTTTAATTATGTAAAAAGAATATAAATATATCTATTTTATTTGGGTCGAAGACAAACCTAAAACATCTGTTTGGCACTGTCGCAACAATAAAAGCCATGCTTTATTGGGTGTTGTTAAATAGTACGGCCCCTGGCGGCAATATTGCTTTTTCACTGAACCTAACATTGTGCTTAATACTGGCTGTCTTACAGATATTAATCATTTTATCAAGCAATTAAACAAGAAAAGGAAATCTTAACTATGAAAAACGAAGTTAAAGAAGGTTTTAAAATAGGCGGACTCGGACTTGCAGGGATCATCGTGGTGTCCCCGTTTCCACTTCATAGTTAAAAAATATAATGTCGGCGGAGTATGAAAAAAGCACAACCCCTATCAGCAGTAGTTGGGGAAAACGGGCGCTGATAGCGATTCTCCGGACGTGGTGACGGGTGAGTAACCAGGGTGTGAATCCGACATTTCCATCTTTAAGGATTAAAGTATGACATATTGCTGTGATAAATTCGAAAAGCAAACCAAAGAGGACGCTGGTGGGTTCGAATATTGCAAAGGTTGGAATATTAATGGGTGCTGCGGCGGTGGATGCTATGTGCTTACTGATATAGAATATTGCCCATTTTGTGGAACAAAACTGGAGAAATCATGACAGACAAAATCAAATGCCCGAAGTGCGGCCATGATGAAGTAAACGTGGCTATTTGGGGATCCGCCAATATTAAAAGCCATAGTGCTGCTTTTGAAGATGATTTTGACCAAGTTAGTATTAATGTAGACCATACAAAGATGAATATAAAGAAATCCAGACAGAATTAATCAGAACGTTCGGCAGGAATGACTTTATTTTTAAAACCGAAGTCTGGCCGCACCAATTAAAAAACGACAAGGTGGATATCTATATAATGGATTTCGGCGGTGTCGGCCCGGGGTGCGAAGATAGTATCATATCGCTTTTTGGCAGCCTGATCGAGCAAATCCAGGAAAAACCAAATTGTCTGTTCGTTATTTATTCAACATTCACTCAAAGATGGTACGAAAATGCTATCCAAAAATACGCCCCCGAACTCGAAGCACCTAACGTGGTCTATTGGTCAGCAGAAAACTGTTTTGACAGGCTCAAACAGTGGGTTGATTGTGATGAATTTAAAATCCAGGAACCCCAACCAAAAGGCAAACTCACTACACCAGCCAGAGGGCTTATAAATACATGATTGCAACAGCTACCAGTAGACCAGACCCTTTTGATACTTCTTCAACAATTTCTGAAGAAATAACCATCGTCATAATCAATGGCCAATATTACGAAGTTACAGGCTGTATCAAAGTCATCGATGAAATCTATGATCTGCCACCCATCGACGAGGTGCTGTTTGAAACGCTACCCGATTTTGAATTCGAAATTGCTTTGGATATAGCCCAGGAAAAAGCACGCTCCGATTATTACAACCAGATCCAAAAATTCAAAACACCGCAAGTTGAATTTGGAATTTGGGGCCTAATTAGAACAGCAAGATTTTCCAAAAGCGGACATCTACCTAAACGTATAAATAAAATACGGAAAGGACGCTAATTTAAATGAGTACAAAAAGACAAAAATTAATAAGCTTATTAAATGATCAGTTGTTTCATGTCAAAGTGCTAAATGCCGGACCAGACTGGCACGCTGAACAATTTAGCAGTGAAACCAGAGTGGATATCGAATTTATAGACGGACCACTATCAGGTAAAAGTTTTACTCTCAATGTTAATGCTTCAGATTTGGTTTTATAATATGAGTAAATCCCGATAAAAACCGTCCAAATGAAATCTAAAGACGATCTGTACGGCCACCGTCTTTGCCACAGAGGGAATAATAATCCAATGATACCTTTATCAGAATGTAACAATTGGCATTTGTATATAAATGGAAAATGCACCGAATGCCCCTCGAAGCCTAAATGTGATCTAAAGGTCAAGTTAATGATGGTGCAAAGAGAAATCGACAGCATCACTAAGAAAATGTGTTCAATAGCAGACAACCTGGAGCAAGCATGATGCCGTTTAAGAAAGAGATGTTCTGGGAGTGGTTGTACGACCTGCAGAACGTTTCATGGGGCAACATAAGACCATGCCCAAATTGTGGCTTCCGTATATGCTCTGACTGCGGATATGGGGTGAAAGATTATTGGGGCGAATTCGACTGCATGGCTCCAAATGCCGAAGATCTGGACTGCGGCGACTGTTGGCATCTATATTGCCCGGACTGCAAACGTAAAGAAATCTTATTCCGAAATTTCAATGTTGGAATATCTTCTTAACTATAAAGGACCAGCCAAGATCATCTCAGCCCATGAAATTATATGTAGCCCTAATGATGAATTGGCCGCAATAGCCATCATATCTTGGTGTATCTGGCTGATGTGCAAATTATGGGGCAAGGGCATAACAATCTGCTATTATCACCTAAAAAAGTTCCTAAAAAATAAAATTTTTTAATTGTATTCTTACTGATAGTGTGATAAATGTGTCAGCATTCTTTGAAAATCTTACTAAAGGAGAATCCCATGTTAGACATGGAAGGATTACGGGAATTTGCTCAACTTGAAAATGAAATAGCTGACCTTGACGCCAAGGTCAATAAGCTCAAAAAACGCAAAAACGATATCGGCCCGGCGCTGGTGGAAAATCTCGCAGACGAAAAGATCGACAAAATAACTATCCTGGGCCGAACAATCCACCCGCATGTCCGTATCGTGTCTCAAGTTAAATCCAAAAGGGACGCCATCGAAGCACTCAAAGAGGCAGGCTTCCAAAGCTATATTGACGAAGGGTATAACACTACTTCACTCAATGCCCTGCTTGCCGAAATGACCAGAAACGGCGAAAAGCTCCCCGAAGCATTCGAAGGCCGTATCAGTATCAACAGCGTTATTACGCTCCGGTCAAAAACATCATAAATACCTATAGAAAGGAAAACCAATGGGTAAAATTATCTTTCAAGCAATTAAAGTCGGCAGGGGCCGTAATGCGCCCCAAAAAAGATTTAAAATCTGCGCCGAATGCGGACTGAAATGCACCGATCACCGGATCGATATCAGCGAACCTGATAAAGAATCGATCTGCATCGTGTGCCTCGCCCGCGCCTACTTCAACCAAAAGAAACGAAAAGCAAAGTGGTATAATAAAATTTTGTCTTCTTTGTTTTCTAACAAACCTCAAACAGATGTGATTGTCTCCAAAAGGAAAATTAAGGTAGTCCCGTCTGTAGGAGAAACCGTAACAGTGGACAAACCTGCCGACGCTCAGACCAAGGCAGCATAACCACTAAACCGGAATCAAATAAGAGAGGGGGTGGAAAAACAAACTTTGAACTTTTAAACTTTAGACCACTTAAACAAGGAGTATTGAAGCTTTATGAGTAAAAAAAATACAAAAGGCAAGGAAGTGGCTGTAGTCGGCATTCAAAATTATGCCATTATGCGTCAGGACATTGACATCAAAGAGGTTATCGAAAACAACCTCGGCGGAGAACAGCTTTCCGCTCTGGATCTGGAACGGGTAAAAATCCCCGGCTCCGGCGGAACCACATGGGAAGTTCCGAAATTCGGCGGCATCGATGAAATAAAAGAATTGAATGTTCTTATCATCTATAATGCCGTCAATCGTACCTATTGGGAAGTTCCCTACGGCGAAGGCGATCCAACTCCACCGGATTGTTTCTCCGAAGATGCAGTCAACGGCATCGGCAACCCCGAATGCCCGAGCGCATCCGGTAAGTGCAAAGATTGCCCCATGGCCAAATTCGGAACCGCTAAGGGCGGCAAAGGCGATGGTCAGGCGTGCAGCAAAAAACGCACGTTCTTCTTCCTGCGGGAAGGGAACATCCTGCCCATGACCCTAAACGCTGCTCCGGCCTCATTGAAGAACGCCCTTCAATACCTGATTGGGCTAACTTCGGCCGGTATGGAACCGCATCACGTGGTTACACGGCTGACTCTGGAAAAGGATAAATCCCGCACCGGAAGCGTGGAGTACAGCAAGGTTATCTTCACTCCGTTGAAGGATTCAATTCCGGCCGAGCAAATTCCGGCCATTAACGAGTATGTCGCAAACATCACTCCGTTCCTGAAAAAGACAGCCAAGGAAATGGCGCACACCGAGGCCGGATACGATGCTCCGGCCGCCGAACAAAAGGCAGCAGCCTAACTTGCTATAAACTTAGTGTCTGTCGGGCGCTGCAAAACTCGCTTCCTGTCCAATAAGACCGAATAAGCCCGGACGACGGCAATAATGTCTCAAGCGCAAATGTAGCCGTAAAGCATTAGCCCTGGGGAGCAATCAGACACTCCAACTTAATCCCCCAAAAAAAATAGGGCGGCAATCAGTTGAACCATATGTAGCGATAAGCCATGTGAGTTTCAACTCAAAAAGCCGCCCTGTTTTTATGTTGGAACCATGCCAAAAAATGGGGAAAAACAGGGCAAAGGGGAACACCATGAAACGGCCATGGAAATACGATCCTGGCATCATCAATGGAACCATAGATCGGACAATTAAAAACGTCATTAACTGGCATCAAGGATCAGAATACGATGAAAAGCAAATCCGGAGTGACCTTCTTAAAGCAATTAAATTCGAAGGTGCAAGTAACGGATACAAACTTGCAAAATTTCTGGACGACAAATGCTGTTGGTATGGCATTAATACAGAACTCATAGAAATACTCGAAGAAATTTATTACGACCACAACACTGTCTATACGGAATGGGTAATGAAATGGGTAAACTGGTGTAATATTAGGCCGGATTTTAAATTTGGAGACTATGTCGTTATTCAACAGTTTGGAGAAGGTATTATCATTGGTATTTCCCATAAAACAGCCCGGTATAAAGTCAAAAAAGTCTTCACCGACAAATACTACTATCTGATCGATTATGAAAGAGTGCTAAGAAAAGCAATCTATACCGAACAGGAGAAATTATAGTCATTTATGGACACTAAGCAATTTATAGACCAACTGTTCGGCCTCAAAGATGATCGGACCTGGATCTTAACATGGGAAAAAGATCTCGACCCAAAACAAGGCCGGTCCAAATGGTTCCAAAGCCACCTGGAAGCCGCCGCTTATATTGCAGGTAAGCAAAATATCTACATCTGCGCCGGTATGTCATGGCAAAACCGTGGCAAATATAAAAGAATGACCGTCGATCAAGTTCACGGCATCCCGGGCTTCTTCATCGATATAGACGTCCAGCATAAACACGCCCATAAAAAGAAAAACCTGCCTGCAACCATCGAAGAAGCACGCTCACTGATCGAAAGTTATGGGTGGGACCCAACCATAATCATGCACTCCGGACATGGACTCCAGGCGTGGTGGTTGTTCAAAGAACCCTTGATGTTTGACGACCAAGATGAATGGGCAGAAACCTTGGGACTTTCCCGCCGGCTACAGGCCACCATCAAAGAACGTGCCAATGAAAAAGGATGGGAAATCGACAACACTTCTAATTTAGACCGCCTAATGCGTCCGATCGGTACAGTCAATCAAAAAGAAAACTGCGACCCTGTCATGGCCACAGTGTTGCAGTATAACGAAAAAGTCAGATACAACCCGGATGATTTCGATGAAATCCTGCTTGAAATTGAGCCAAGCATCTCAAGTAACCTAATCTCAAATAGCGAGCCAATAACCCAGAGTAACCCTGAAGTCGTCAGCGAGCCATCAAGCGCCAGCAACCCACTTGGGAAAAGCGAGCCACGGGGAGCGAGCAACCCTATTACGGATAGCGAGTCTTGTTCGGAAAGTAAACCAAAAAATACAAGCGCCAATAAGGTCGTAAATATAACCCAGGAAATCAAAGAAAAATCAAAGACCTTGGAACTTAACGAAAATGCTGAACCGTCCTTCGAAAAGTTCGCCGCTATCAACCAAATATTTGCACCCGAATTTATAAACACCTGGAATAATGACCGAGATGATGAACTCAACGACACATCACCTTCGGGCTACGATTTCACACTGGCTTTAATGGCAGCCCAATGCAACTGGACAGATCAAGAGATCATGGATCTCATGATTGCGTTCAGGCGTAAGCACGGCCATGACTTACACCTGAGCAATATACAAAAGTACATCCGGACGATCATCAATGCCCGCTCAAAGATCGAAACCGAAGAAGCCCAAAAAGCCGTAGATGTCGCCGCCGACCTTACCGGCTCCGATTATCAAAACATTGACCAAAACCGCAAAGCTGTCTGTAAACGCCTTGGCTTTCAAGATATCAGAATTCTGTGCTTCCCGGAAGATCCGCCAGTGTTCCGGCTGATTGTCAATAATAAAAAAACGGAATTCCGAAGTTCAAATAAACTAATGGAATTCCGCCAGTTCAGAGAACAAGTCGGTAACTTAATTAAAAAAAGAATCGTATGCTCAAAAAAGGAATGGGATGACAAACTCGCAGACCTTATCATGTCAATAGTTGAAGATGTGCCTGTCGATGAAATGCGTACTGCAATCGGCATCGTTAAAATCTGGCTAAAAAAGTATCTCAAGAGCCGACCAAAATACCCAGTCGAAGAAGGCGCGCCCGACAACCAACCGTTCATCCATAAAGGCAATTGGTACATGTTCCCCATACAGTTCGATGCCTATACCCGACAAACATGCAACAACCGAGACCCAAGAGAAATCCTGTTCCGAATATTGGAATTTGACCTTGGGTTATCAAAGAAAAGTATCAGCTACAGGAAAAAGACCGATAAAAAAGTAACCTCAGTTAAATGCTGGAAAGTCCCCATAGCAATAATCGATCCATCAAGAACACTAAACACCGCACCGCAGGCAGAATCCGAAGGAGCCGACGTGGTACATCTGGATGATAAAAGAAACGCCGATAGGCATGATTAACCCCAAGAGAGGTAGCGAGCCAAGTGAAAAAAGAAACCCACAGAAAGATAGCGAAATATAAAATAACGAACTTGGAACTTAACGCCGGCTGCGATGGTCACGGTGGTTGGAACTTGGGACTTTGGACTTAGAAAGAATAAGTTTTGTAGTCCTTATATATATAGAAAACCTTTTTTACTTTTTTTGTTTCAATCTGACTATCTGACTACATCAATAAAATAATCTTTAATTGTACATACTTAACTATGACTACAAATCGAATACATTCCGACTACAAACCGACTACAATCCACATGTCAGGAGAGGTACGAGGCGTTTTGGTAGTCGAAGAAAGCTGTCTTATATATAAAGGGCCAAAATAAAAAATGAAGGAACTTCGAATATTCGGGCCGCCGGGAACGGGAAAAAGCACCAGATTGGCTACAGAGGAGATCCCTAATGCTGTGAGAAAGTTCGGCACAGATAAAGTGGTCGTCACATCTTTTACGCGAGCCGGCGCACAGGAAATAGCATCCAAGAAAAGTATTGCTACTGGCCGAACCATCCCTGTGAACCCACAGCACGTTGGAACACTACATGCCCTTTGTTATCGCCAGCTTGGAAATCCACAGATCGCTGAAAAGAATCTTAAGCAATTTAACACCGAGCATCCAAGGTATGCCATCGATGAAAAAGGAATCGGCGGTCTTGACGAAAGCACCATGGCCGGTGGTGACCTTGATGGAATTGAAAGCAGACATAGCGGGAATAAACTTCTCAATATGCTGAATATCTTTAGGGCTAAAATGATCGATCGCCGATATTGGCCATATGCTTTAAGGGCGTTTAGCAAAGCATGGGACGATTTTAAAAAGCAGTGCGATTTTATGGATTTTACCGACCTGATCGAAACTGCACTAACCGATCTTCCTTATGCCCCGGGTAATCCGGATGTAATCTTTGTCGATGAAGCACAGGATTTTACAAGGCTACAATTAGAGCTGGTCAGAAGTTGGGGCAATCAGGCTCAATGGATCGTTCTGGTCGGAGATGATGATCAGACTATTTATGGTTTTGCCGGAGCAACACCGGATGCTTTTTTAAATCCGCCGATAGATGAAAAATTTAAAAGGGTTCTGGATCAGTCATATAGAGTTCCAAGGGCAGTCTTTGAAAGGGCTATAAGGCTAACAGGTAAAATATCTAAAAGAGAACCTAAAGAATACAGTCCAAGGCAAGCAGAAGGCAGCGTAGAAATCCTTGATGAAACATATACCAACCCGGACGCTATTCTCGGCCACGCTAAACAGCATCTTCTTGAAGGCAAAACAATCATGTTTCTGGCAACATGCGCCTATATGATCGATCCGATAAAAAGGCTGCTGAGAGAACAGGGAATGCCATTTCATAATCCATACCGCAGAGAAAGAAGCGACTGGAACCCACTTCAATCAGGAAATTCTAAAGTTACGGCCAGAGATCTGCTGGTCAACTTCGCTTCATGTGGAATAGATGATAATTATTGGAATATTCCGCAGTTTATTTCTTGGGCGCAATATCTGAAAGTTGGAGAGAGCGGCCTAATCCGTAAACAAGGAAAAGCGGGAATAAAAGCCCTGAAAGCGGCAATTGATGAAGGCCATGAAGGATTGCATACTGCCAGAAACGTTCTAAAGCAGCTTTTAACTGCCGAAGCGGTAACTCCGGCATTAAACCGCGATATCGACTGGCTTTACGGAAACCTTTTAGCATCCCGACAACCGGCACTCGATTATCCTATCCGTGTGTATAAGAGATTTGGGGAAGAAGCTGTTCGTGAACGGCCTAAAATTATTATTGGAACCATCCATAGTGTTAAGGGCGGAGAAGCCGATTGCCATCCAGGGCACACTCCTATTTTAACTACTAATGGGTATATCCCAATTCGAAACCTTGATTCTACAAAACATAAACTTGTTAGTTTCAGTTTAAGAAATAGTAAAATTCTTCGTGGTACACGCAGGCGAAGTAATGGCCTATATGGATATAGTTTTATAAAAGCATCACAATTATATAATGGAAAAATTATTTGCTTAAAAAAAGATGATGCCATTACTGAGGTAACACCTAATCACCATTTGACAGTTAGATTAAATAATTTAGCAAAAAAGAAATATATTACTTATTTAATGAAAAAGAAAAATTGGTGGAGAGTGGGACAATGTAAACTTATATATAATTTTAATCGTAAAGGTAGAGATAAATATCAATTTGGGCTTGGCGGTCGTACTCGTAGAGAAGGTGCGGAAGTATCATGGATCTTAGGTGTTCATGATAATATATACGATGCTTTAGTTGAAGAAGCAAAAATAACTACTCAATATGGAATTTCTGGAATGGTATTTCGTGCTACAAGGGGAAGTCTTTCTCAAGAAAAGATTGATAATATTTTTAACAGTTTTAAAGGTATGGAAAATCGTGCTGTTGATTTACTTAAAGAATTTGGGCGGGATATTCGTTGGCCGTTTTATAAAAATAATATTTCAGCAAAAAGAAATCAAGTGGTAGGGCAAAATTATAGTTTTGAAATAATAGCAGTGAATTTTTTACCAGGGCTAATGAAAGTTCCGGTTGATGTTGGAAAGCAACAAGCAAAATGGTTTACGCCTGAATATTCAGAATATTTATATAATGGAAAGGTATATTCTTTAAAGGTCCAGCCGTGGCATTATTATATTGCAAATAAAATAGTTGTACATAATTGCATCTATCTATTTCCTGATATTTCATATCAAGGATATAAAGAACTGACCGATGGCAAAAACATTGCTCAAAAGAAAGATGAAATCTACAGACTGTTTTATGTCGGCATGACAAGGGCTAAGGAAAAATTGATTATACTGGCTCCCACAAGGCAAAGGGGTGGATGGTATTTTATAGATCTATAATCGGAGAGGGATATGCAACAAGTTGGCGTTAATGAAGATGAATATTATTTTGAGCTTATCAAAGAAACTCATTATGGCAACCCAAATAAAGGTGCATTGATCGTAACGGATGGGGTTAACAAAGAGTCTCTGCCAAAGTCCCAAATTAGATGGTCGAAGATAAAAGGTCGTGACATTAAGATCATTATTCCGGACTGGCTGGCAAAAGATAGAGGGATAATCGAATGAGTTCTGGGATTGCGCTGAATTTTAATACAGAAGAAGGGGATGTTGAAACTTATTTAGAAAGCAATACACCGGAATGTCTGGCGGGGAAGTGCAATTATGTGAAGCTTGTTTGGATACAGCTTGATGAAGAAACAGGATTCAATCAGCTTTATTGTGAAAAATCAGATAAACCGGTGTTTGATATATATAAAGAAAAGGAGGTCTGTCCAGATAACCGTTGGTCTAAAATCTAACCGAAAGGAATAGACATGAGCAATAAGTTATTCTGGTTTGACACCGAAACGACAGGCGTTGATTGCAGGCAGAACTCTATGGTTCAGCTTGGCGCAATCATTGAAATTGACGGAGTAATTAAAGAAGAAATTGAATTTTTATTTCAGCCGCTGCCAGGACGGAAGATCGATCCGGTGGCACTGGAAATTAACCGGCGTACCGAAGCTGAATTGATGGAATTTCCGCATCCTTCCATTGGAATTACAGCTCTCAAAAAAAAACTTAGCAAGTACGTCAATAAATTCGACAAAACCGATAAGTTTGTGCAGGTCGGATTTAACGTGATGTTCGACTGTGATTTCCTTAGACAGACATGGGTGGCAGCCGGAGATCGGTACGGGCCTGGAAGTTATATGTTTAACTGTCCGTGGGACGTCAGAACCGATGTGGCTAAATTGATCTGCCGGTCAGGTTTAAGGCTCAAAAACTACAAATTAGGAACGATTTGTAAGCATTTCGGCATTAAACTTGAAAAAGAACATGATGCTATTGCCGATGTTAGGGCCACACGTGAACTGGCGCTATTTGCTGAGGATCAACTAAGGAAGGCGGCATAATGGAAAAAACATTTCAGGTCTATTTCCGAGATCCTGGTAAAGTTTCAATGTCTGTCTGGATCAATGAATATTTAAGGCCGGCTGTTATAAATCTGATTTGGTATCGTAAAGATAATAAAGCAATTCCGATTTCCAATTTCCGGTTTTATAAACAGTTTAAAATGGATGAAGATGAACCTTATATTTTGATAATAATTTCTCAGCGAGTAAAGGTGGCTGAAATTTTAATACCGGAAAGAGAGATAAATTTAAATGAAAATTAAAATTGGCGACATTGTTGAAAGTCAATTCGGCCAGGGGCCAATCGTTGCTATGTCAAAATCATGGTGTATCCATGAGGATGAAGCTGGCAACGAAGCTGCCGTTGAATGGGCTGACGTAAAGATTGTTCCCACTGTGGACATGGCTCAATCGGAAATAACCGAAATAGATTATATGCCGGAAGGCGAGGAGGCAGATAGTGAGCCGAGGTTTGAGACAGAAAGAAAAGAACCTGGTCAGACAGAGTTTGACCTATCTGAACAAACTTGACCTAACTTTAATAGAAAAACGTCATGCGGGTCCGGGTAGAAAGGGTAAAGCTGATTTAACAGGATGTATGGCCGGCCTAAAGGTCGAACTTGAAGCTAAAGTTGGTGACAATAAGCTTTCACCCCTTCAAGAAGCCTGGATGCGAAAATGGCAACCAACAGGTGCGCTTTGTGCAGGATTTTGGACATTCAATGAACTGGTCTGGATTATCCAGAATTACGAATCATTCAAAGATTCTGATAGCATTATTAACTTACCGCTGGATGATGAATGGCGGTTAATAAATCACGAAGCCATCAATGAAATGGATTTAGCTGCATAGACAATTTAAGGGGAGAAAGGGTAGGGGATATGTGTGAAGGTGTAGGGGAAATCAAAAACGTAAAGAGCATTTGTGAAACAAGAACACAGCTTTCTTTCGAGGCAGAGGTCTTATTAGATAATGACCATCTTTTGGATTATGTCAATAAGAATTTTTCGCATTGTTTAATGTGCGAAAAGCTGAAATTTGTTGAAGATTTTAAGGTTTATAAAGGCAGGATTGCAAGTGTTTGCACAGACTGTATAGATAAGTAAAAGTTACAAAAATGTCACATATCACGGCTACACCGTCTCACTCGGAAACGCCCGTAGAAAATTGATAGTCAGTCGTGATTCAGGAAAAAGGAGCGAAGTGCTATGTTCGGAGGAACAAACTTAGCAATTAAAATATTATTAAAAGCGATGGAGGTACAAAGTATTATGAACGGAACAGATAATAGCAAGAACACAGTAGATTTCCTCGATATTCAGGATTCGGGGGACAGACAGGAATTCGACACGGGCTCTGTTCGAGATTCTCAGGTTGGCAAGGGTCGGTATGATTTAATTACGCCTTTTGCCATGAAGCGGCTGGCCGTGCATTATGAAGGCGGGGCTATAAAGTATGCTGTCCGTAATTGGGAAAAGGGTCAAAATATTATGCGCTATCTGGAGAGTGCCGAGAGGCACATCAATGACCTCAAAGCTGCCTTGCTACTTGGTGAAATGACCGAAGATCACGCTGCTGCGATCATCTGGAATATGTTCGGGTTCATCCATACCGAAGAAATGCTCAAATTAGGCCGTTTGCCTGCATCTTTGGACGACCGGCCGGTGCCATATCCAAATTACACCGAAGGCGGACCTCTGCCCGAAGCTGCTTAATCTACCCTGGGGGGAACAGGGTCGGGGGCGCTGCTCAAAAATTTTTCGCACTTCGTCCACCGGACAGGCATGCCTGTTCCCTGTTCCCCGTTTTTAGACCTCATTTCAAATTTCTCATACGCTGCCTTTTCTAAAGGGGAATATAGGGTAAAGGGGCCAACCCGCGTCCCCGTTTTAGATGCAAAGACAAATTCGCATCTAAAGTCGCAGCACTTCAAGGACACCCACCCCCCACCCTAAACGGATCCTTTCCGATTTAATATATTAAAAACAATTTTTTGTTGTTCTTTCGTAGGTTTCAACCTTCGCAGAAAGGGGGTTTTTATGCTCGAACTCAGGGTTGAATACACTACTCCCACCGGTCGAACGTATCATGAGCCGGTGGCAGGGTACACCGAGGCTTTGCGGTTTATTGATGAAATTGCGAAGTCCGGTAAATGTTCGGCGGAACTGCAAGTATGGATGGGGAGATGGCTACCAACCGGAGAGGTTACGTCGCAAGCTCTGAGAAAATGGAATAACAGAGCTTGCGTGCATTAGCCCTGTTCATAGTTCAGTTCGCCGGACTCATTATCAGCATGGTCGTAACGTTTTGTTTTTTCGCCTGGCTATGCTTGTAAAAATATTTTTGGTTGTTTTTGAAGTAATTTTAACCCTTAACGAAAGGAGTCAACATTATGCTGAACTCAGTTACCTTGATTGGAAACCTCGGACGTGATGCCGAACTCCGGTACACTCCGAGCGGTGTGGCAGTTGCCAACCTGAGTGTTGCTACTTCCGAACGCTGGAAGGACAAGGAGTCCGGCGAAGCTCGGGAGCGCACCGAATGGCACCGCATCGTAGCATGGAGCAAGCTGGCAGAGATTGCCGGCGAACTCTACACCAAGGGCAAGCAGATCCTTGTTGAAGGCACCCTGCAAACCCGTAAGTGGACGGATGATAATGATATCGTCCGTTACACCACCGAAATTCGCGCCACTCGCCTGCGTCTTCTTGGCCCCGCACCCGCCGGAGCCGGTCAAAACGCTCCCGTCCCCTCGGATGCTGACGCTCCGCCCGCAGTAGCTGCCGCCGCCGCTCAAAGCACCGAGCAGCCTGCACCTGTCCGTGTGGAAGACGACATTCCGTTCTAAACCTGAAACGGGGGCGCGAAGCCCCCAAAAACTATTGTCAATTGTATTTCCTAAAATTTTTAACTTTCTCGAAAGGAGAACACTAATCATGAATCGTTTACTCAAACTGTCCCTTTTCGCAGCAATGTTCGCTTTGGTACTGAGCGTTGGCGTGGCTTACGCTGGAGACCTCAAACTGGAAGGCGTTACCGTCGATTCCGCCGTCACCAAGATCGACAAAAACGGTGCCGAGTACGTCCGGATCATTTTCACGGAACAACGTTCCATTGACGGAATCAAATACCCCGCCGGAACCCCGCTGATGGCCTTTGGTAACCATGCCGAGGTTGCCAAGTCCCTCAAACCCGGCGACAAAATCAACGTGATCGCTGACAGGACGGAATATAACGGCAGAGTCTCGTACAATATCCGTACTTTCTTCTAAGTCGCCTGCATCACCGACCGATGGACAGGTCGCCGCCTCCAAAAATAATGAGCGGCCTGTCCATTTTTTGTTATCTAAAATCAGGAGCATATTATGGAAAACAAAGTTGAAATCATGCTATTATCCGTGGTCTTGGTGTTTATGATCATGATCGGATGGTACTCCAAGCTGTCATTCGAGAAAAGTCTGAATCTAAGACCGGATCAGCTTAAACATATTCAGCACCATTGGATAAATCACGATTCACGGCTTGTCACGGTTTTGATTGATGAAACTTTAGCCACCGGCACAGACGGAGCCTGTGAAACCGCCGCTCAAATATTCCATGCCATCACTTCGCAGGGATACCGGCTCCATGTTCTGTCGCCTAACGGCTTCGTGCCTTCGGACATGAACCCGATGGATGCCCAATGGACGGCTCAACTCGTAAATTTGGAGCTTAAATATTGATCGGCCGGTCTAAAAACTGGCTGAAATACGTGGCCTTGATTTTATCTATCATGGGATTGGTCACATTCAGCCTCTTTATACTTGAAGAAAGCTTCCAAACCGTCATGTTCGGCACTTGGCCGGCCCAGGACGCCCAAAGGTGGGACATAGTTTACGATGGATGCAAGATGATGAAGCGAATCACTGGCACCATGAAGGTCGTAAACTACACTTTAGGCTGGATTCAGCCAATTGCCTTTATATCATACCAATCTTACGCCGAATCCGGCGATTATTACACCAGGGCTCTAAGAGCCAAGGTGCTTGCTCATTCGCCAAAGCAATTTGAGGGTGAGGAAATCACCCTTACCTTCCGATATAATGAACTCAAGGCAATGCCAGACGGCTCCATATTGCTTATTAACGGAAAAAAGGGAATCCGAGTATGGACAAAACCCGAAAAATCCGTTGTAAGTGCCTCTGGGATTCTGACAAGGCATAAAAATCTGTTCATTATAGACAATCGGAAGGAAAATGGGCGCAATCCCGCCCGCCAAGTCCGGTAAGAGTCCGGTTCAATCGGGATCATTGAGCAGAGCTTGGCTTCCACTATAACAATTTGGCCTATATGTTGCCGAGAGTGTGACACATAGGACTTCGTGAGGGGATTGCGGTGGCACCGGTATCGCCTCATGTATAAGTAGCAAGGCCAGCCACCTTGTTCCAAAACCGCCCAGCCCCTTTCGCTGTCGTGGCGGCATATAAGTCCGGGTTAAACAGCATAAATTAAGCCCCTTCTCTCTAAGTTGGGGCTTTTTTTATGTTAGATTAGTGCGATCCCCTCCGGGTCGGTTGTCTTCCAGGCTCGCTGTTCGCTCGGTCCCAAGGGACTACACCTTCCAGCCCCCCTATCGCCTGACGCCCTCCGGTTGTCAAAAGGAACGCCGCAAGCGGCTTCTTTTCGCCCATTTCTGTAAGGCTTGGATTCGCGGAAGCTCTAAAAATCAAAATCAGACGAAAAAGATTTAAAGGAAACATCTGATTTTTATTTTATAGAGCTTCTTACGCGCCAAGCCTAACATAAATCGGCGACTCCTTGACAGATGCGGAGAGCATCCAAAAAAAGATTTTTGTTGTTCTTGGAGAAATCGCTCAGAACCTGTCAAGACCTGTTTGATCGGGAGTTTTTGGGCAAACTTTCAGGACGATAGAACTTTGAAAGTTTACCAAAAAACGAACGTTCCGACCAAACAGCGAGTCAGCAAAGCCCACGCCAGCAAGCTGTCATGTACTTTGCATGAGTCTTGACAGAACCCTCACGATTTCCCTTGGTGGAACCAAAAACTTTTTTTATTTTATTTGGCTGATTATAGTTTCCGCTTTTTGAAAAAAGCTTGGCAAAAACTTTAAGATTATAAGGGGGCTCTTATGGTTATCGTCCACAATTATCGAAACGAGATTCCAAGTATTATGTGTGATTCTGATACTTGGGCTGAAACTGGAATTATGCAGTCTAAAGGAGCAATTCTCGGCAATCCGTTTTATAAAGAACCGAGAAATCAGGCTGTTAAGAAGTTTCGGTCTTATTTATGGGCTGAAATGCAAAAAATGGACAGTCTGATTAGGTTGGAACTCTACAGGCTTGCTGGAGAAATTAAAAATGGAAAAACAGTGATTTTAACATGTTGCTGCGCTCCGAAAGCCTGTCATGGAGATGTTATTAAAAACGCTATCGAATGGATTAATTCCGAAAGGAGCGTATCATGAATAAATCAGGACGTAATTGGTTTAGTAATTTTTTGCCATTTGAAGAATCGTTAAAGTACCAAGGACTTTTCTTTGTAACGCCTGAACATTTCTACCAGGCTATGAAAAGCAAGGACTTTAACGACCGGCATCACGTTAGCCTGGCACGAACACCTGGTCAAGCAAAGCGCCGAGGCAGGTCAATCAAGCTTCGCTCCGATTGGGAGCAAATTAAACAAGACGTTATGGAATATGCTTTGCGTTATAAGTTCCAAGCATCAACATGGCGCAAAAAATTGCTCGCTACCGGCAATGATGAAATAATCGAATGGAATTATTGGCATGATAATATTTGGGGCAATTGCACCTGCAACAAATGCCAAAATATTAAAGGCCAGAATTTGCTTGGAAAGTTGCTTATGAAAATTCGGGCAGAATTAAATAAATCTTAAATTGTTCTTAAATTAAAACGCCCGTGGGCAACGCCGCAAACGAAACCCACGGGCAAATTGCAACTCTCTCTGGTGAAAGGAGCAATATCATGCGTAATACTGCAAAATCAATTTGGCGTCAAGCGTGGATCGATAAACACATTGCTATTCACACATCAGTCAAGTCTCATCTACCCGGCTGGCCAACTCCTAAAGAAATTCACTTCACCCAACCCAAATCTGAACTTGTCGAAAACATCGTCACCCATGAACGTGACGTTGACGTGTTCACCCACGATAATCGCTCTATGGATATCGTGGCCTTCTTGCCGCCTACGGAATACATCATTACAAGGTACAGCCCCGAAGGTAAAATCTGCGGTGTTGTCAAAGAACACACCGACGATCAGTACCAGCAGATTGCCGATGATCTGGCTGACCGGCCAGTTTACGATTTTGGCGAATGCTGGACAGCCGTTGGCGCTCACGTTACCGAAATGACCGGCCTTGATCGTATGATCTTCGAAGACGGCCACAACGGATCCGGCAAAGTCCAACGTCAAGGCATGAATATACCAATCGTTTCCAAGTGGCGCCGACCCGACTGGCTGCATTATAAATTCAAGGGCGCTGGCCTTGAAGTTACATTCGACCAGGCCGAAGATCTGATAGATTTTTGGAATATCATCGATCCCGACTGTAGAATCTGGACGGATTTCTTCGTATGGACAGTCAAAGGCGGCATAGAACAAGCCCTTGACTACTTCGAAAATCTGGCCGGCTCATTGGTTGATGATGAAGTCTGCATCAACGATAAGCCTATGAACAACGGTTCGCCCCACCAGGAAATAGGCGAAGGCGACTACGAGCAGGCCATGATCGCTGATATCATAGAATCAGGCTCCATCGAAGATATCGGCACTTTCAAAACCTTCGATGAACTGGCTGATGCTTGGGACGCGTTGTTCGTTGACCACGAAGAATACGCCGGAGAAAACTATCTTGATCACGAAATTGACGAAATCTTCGGTAAATTCACCTATGAAACAGAGTGCGGCCAACTTCGCCTTGATCGTGGGTTTGGTACGCCGGATACGTTCAGGTACAACGTCATCAATGACGACCTGTACTGGCCTCAACATACACCGGCTGTTCTTGATGATGGTACACGCACATATCCCAAGCTCTGGTGGGCTTGGGGTTGTCCACGCTACGCCAAGATACGCCGCTTCATCGAGAATGCGAACCTTGCCCAGATAAACGCCATCCGTCGCAAAGCACATAACAACTGTGACTGGATGAACTACTACCAACGCTCTATATTCTGGGGCGTTACCAAGCAACGCAAAAGCTACCTTGAAGGATGCAAGGCGATCTACGTACAAACGTTGCTTGATAGTATTACGGCAGTTGAGAAACGCTCTCTGACCATGATGCGTAACACTAAAAGCATCAAGCAGGCTAAGTTCTATTGGTACTTGATCTACTCAAACACAAAGAACCTTGGCCGCCCACGGTTTGTCGAGTACGTGCTCAAGCCTGAATTGAACAAACGTCAGCAGATGCTTGAAAAACTGCCGGACATGACGCCGCCTGAACCGGAAATGCTCTTTGATAGCTACGATGATGCGTTCTACCATGAACACACTTACGAGGAGTTCGACGACTGGACGGTGCATGTGCCCAACGAACAAGTAATTTAGTTACCAGGCCGGGACTCTACGGAGTCTCGGTCTTTTTCGCATTGATAAGGATGAACATCATGTTCATACTCAGGCCAATCTTATGTGCAACGCATAGGTAGGCAGGAAGGGAAGGTATGTAGGCTGATTACATAGAGGTAGGACAGGTTGGACTTGTCTCTAAAATTTTACGAATTTCCGCATTTTTATTTTTCAAATCGGACCTTTTAATTCCGGACATTTATCAATATTATTTTGTACCCAATCCATAATAACAGGGCTGATTCTTTTTAACCACCTATCAGTCTTATAATAACTAACAACCAAAGTCCCCTGATCTCCGTCATTTCTAATTTGAACAACGAATAATTCGCAAAAATCTGAGGAAACGGTAATATGTCCTTCTTTAATGTCTGGATAGAGGTTTCCGTCTACGTAGCTACCCGGGCGCAGCATTGGAATTGCTGATCGAGCAAAGCAATTTACGGTTTTTTCCAGCAGGTCACGATAAACGTTCTGGTAGTCTCCGGCCACTTTGAATTTACTAATATTGGGATTAGCGGAGCTTTGTTTTAATGTGCTGCTGCCGCATCCAGCTAAAATTAACATCAACATAATTATTATAGTAGTAATTTTCCGCATAAAATTCCTCCAAAGAATATTTTTATAAAAACCGATCATAAAAGTTATTAAGATGTCAAGGGAATTTTAAAAAATATTATAAAATTGTTATGAATATGAAAATAACACTTGCTTTTTTATAATTATTTGTTACTAATAGTAAGAATTACAAAAAGGAGATATCTAATTGAAAGATTTTTGGAGTACCCATCCAGGTCAAAGATTCCGCTCTATTTTAGAATCATCCCTACCTCTGATTGCTAACAGTCTGGCAGCAGTTGCTATCCATCTTGAAAAAAGTCCCAAGTCCCAAGTCCAAAATACACCGATCGTATTTAATAGTCAGGAAGAATTTGAAAAAGCGGTCAGGCTTGCCATAATGCAGGCTTATCGTGAAAATACCAATAATTTTCGCCAATATTTTAATTGTTGAAAAAATTTTATTAACCATCTTACTGAAAGTAAGGAGAATTATTCATGAAACAGTATTTAAAGACTATGGTTCGGGGTTGTTATACCGTTCAGAAATTAAGAATTCAGACTGGCAATCGGTTGGTTGCCAACTTTAGGGCCAAGTTGGGTTTGGATCCGAGTCAGAAGGAAGATGAGCTTGACAAGGAAGGTAAGCGGATCATGGAAGACATTCGGGCTGCTTTTCGGAAGATTACTGACGGTGTTTTGAGTTTGCCGAACCGGAAGAAATTTAAGGCCGAGGGTGTTATTTCGTCATACACGGAATTTGCTTTGATTTCTCAGTACATTGGACTTGAGGAATCGGAGAAGCGTCATTTTAAGCAATTAGAGGGTATATTGGCTGAATTTCCGCTTTGGACGAAGTATTTGGAGTCGGTTAAGGGCGTGGGCCCCGCTATGGCCGGTGTGATTATTTCGGAGATTGACATCGAAAAGGCGGAGTATCCGTCCTCACTGTGGAAGTATGCGGGTTTGGACGTTGCTGAGGACGGCAAGGGTCGGAGTAAGCGCAAGGAGCATCTTATTGAGGTTGAATATAAAGCTGCTGACGGGGAGGCCAAGCTTCGAAACAGCATAACGTTCAATCCGTTTTTAAAGACGAAGTTGCTTGGTGTTCTTGGGACTTCATTTTTGAGATTGGGGCCGGATCGGTCTAATTATGCCAAGACTTATTATGATTACAAGAATCGTCTTGAGAATCATCCGGACCATCAAGAAAAGACCAAAATGCATCGTCATCGTATGGCTTTGCGGTATGCGGTGAAGCGTTTTCTTGTGGATCTGCATATTGCGTGGCGTGCGATTGAGGGTTTACCTGTTTCAGTTGAATACAGTGAGGCCAAGCTTGGCATGGAGCATAAGAAGGCTGCTTAAGTCCGTTAGTAACCCTAAGTGTCATAGCGAGTCATTGGCATTAAGAAATCCAACATCTTGTAGCGAGTCATCGATATACAGAAACCCTGACATCTTTAGCGTACCGTCCCTGGCAAGAAAACCAGATTAAAGTAGTGGATCAGAAAGGGTTAGAAATCCAATAAGTTTGAAGTGTGCCAGAAAGGGGGAGAAACCCAATTTACCACAGCGAGTCTATGGAAAAATTAACCCAACATAATTTAGCGAGTCATTTGGTGTAAGCAAACCAGCACAATATAGCGAGTCAGGAGGACAAAGAAATCCATTGTCAAATAGCGTGCCAGGAGGTGAGAGTAATCCAGTCATTTGTTAGCGAATCAATCCTTACAAGAAATCCAACGAGCAGTAGTGGGTCAGAAAGAAGAAGAAAACCAATCTTGTTCAGCGATTTTAAAGTAATTTTAGTTGTTCTTTTTAAATTATAGTTTATATGGCGCGTTGGTGAAGCGGTCGAACACACCGGTCTTTCACGCCGGTATTCACGGGTTCAAATCCCGTACGCGTCACTTTTGTTTTCTTTGGCCTAAGTGCTTTGACCTGATTGTGTCCAGACCATGAGGTACGGGGAGTTCGAAAAATTCGTTCAATGATCCTATCAAGGAAGTGTGGCGAGAACAAAAGGGTGACACTCCGGAGAGACGGAGTTTTAGACCAAAGAAAACAGTTTTATAGTCCAGTAGTGAAGTCTGGTCTATCACGTCGGCCTGTCACGCCGAAGATCGCGGGTTCAAATCCCGTCTGGACTGCCAGTTTGGGGAATGTGGATCGTCGTATCACGGGAGAACCGGCGTAGGGTGTGAAATAGCACTTACGGCTCCGGAACTGGCCTGTCGGTTGGGCTAAAACACCGACCTTCGACCCTGCCCCATTAAACAAACAAACAGGAGAAAAATAAATGTTACATTATGAAGCAACGGGAAAAAAGCTAACATTAGCTAAAATTGCCAAAGTGGTAAATTGTATGGTGCTCGCAGAGTTTATGTTTGACCATCTCAAATACAATTTCCAAGATGGCATATTACGTGCCAATAAGGCAATTGTAGTAGATTCTCAACTCATTTCTTATGCCGAAAAAGATCGGTACTTTATGGGGTTTTTACTTAAAGATGGATATCTCGGCCTAAAACAATCTAATTGCAATAAGTGTTTCGGACCATGTCCCCATGAGCTTGAATCTCACAGGGATAAGCTTGTCCATTGGGCCAAGCAAATGCCAATAGCAGCTTAATATCGATTTTAGATCTGGTTGATTTGTATTTCCAAATTGGTTCTGAAGGTCTTGAGTTAAAAATCAAAAACATCGGCAATTGCCCGTATGTGCCGACGTTTTTGTACCAAGCCGTACAACAATTTGCATACAGAGATACAAAATTATGTATATCGAAAAAACACGAATATATTATAAAAGCACAGAGCAAAGAACTATGCCCGCCAGGTTTTTGATTCTGATCCAACACAAAGATAAACCTCTTGGCCCTGACAATTTTCGCGCAATAGTGCGCAAGGTTGCTTTGCACCAATTTGGTCATTTCATGATGGGAACTGCCAGGATTAAAGGCCATAGCATAACGCTCAGCGGTTCTTACGGCAGTGATGGATTGCCGCACACCACGGACATCGATGAAGTTTATAATGCTGCCATACCTGTTCCGAAAGAGCTTTATGATGCTTGGAGTGAAGGCGGCGGTCATAACAGTTGCGGAACCGAAGCCTGTGCTATGCGGGATTGGGCTTTAAAAAACATAAAGGAGCTAACGAAATAATGGCTGAAATAACGGAAGTTTTAAACAAAGTGGATAAGGCTTTGGCCGAAGGTCGGATTACAGTAGGGCAGGTTATTGATGCCGCCCCGCAGTCGGTCAAGAGGGAACTATTTAAAGTCCCCGTATTAAATTCCGATGATATGCCTAAATATGACGGAAAATTCGACAATGGGTGAGCATATTGGCGATCTTATCGACAGAGTTTACGATCAAGAGCGTGACAGACGGATGATGGAAGGAGTGGAAAATATGGTTATTGAAGCCGTTGAAACAGGATTTGACTGCCCTGTATGCAGTTGCCCGAACGAAAAATTAGAGTTTTACGATACCAATGAGGCCGGGACTGGCGGTTGGTATCGTTGTCCGGAGTGTGGAAGAAACACTATCTGGAAGACCTTGAAAGCCGAAAGTGCTACTGATGTTTTGTCCATGTTCGCGGATCCGGAAGTTCTGGCAAAATATCAGGCTAAAAAGCAGGCCAGGTTCGATCAAATAGCTCAGGCTGAGCAAGATATTAAGGTTTTGCTTTGTACTTTTATGAACGTCAAATGCGAAGCTGTTGAGCGTTATGTAGGCCTTAACACCAAAGATGGATTTCCGCAGTATTTCACCGATGCGGACATAGACGCCATTTTTGATTTTAATCGTGTCCAATTGTGGAAAATAGCCCATTTGTTTGAAAGTTCTCGAAACGACATATGGTCTTGTCCGTTCTGTCTCGCTTTTTCAACCCAAATTAGCCATGAAACCAAAGTGGTTTCAAAGAACTGCACTCGATGCACTTATGCGGCTACTCATAAGCCTTGCATGGAACATGATTCTACTTATGGAAAAATTCAGGACATTATCGGAGTACCAATTCTGGTCATTTTAGAAGAAATGGACGTTATACCTGAACTTGCAAAAATTACCAGCGCAATACGCCGCAAACTAACGGAGATGTAATATGCCAGAAAGTTCAATTGCCTTCGACCTTGATGGAGTTCTGATAGATATTGTTACACCGATCAAAAGGCTTCTATTAGAACTTTATGATTTTGATTTACAGGATAACGACCCTGAATACGACCAATTCAATTTAGTCAAAGCAACCGGCATATCTTCCAAGAAGTTATGGGAGATATACCGGATGGTTTACACGGAAGTTAAAACTACACCTATTTACCCGGGCGCAACGGAACTTCTGGCCAAATTATATGAAAAGACCAACGAACCGCCGCTGATCGTCACGGCCAGGCCGCCGGATTCAGCCAGCCTGACTTATCAGATAGTCAAAAGGGTTGCCAAGAAAACGCCCTTTGCTGTCGTCTTAAAGCATCCCAGATGCCATAAGTCGCAACATTTATCCGGTTATTACTATTTTGTTGAAGATCGCAGACGGACGGCCTTGGAGCTTGCTGATTTAAACTTTGTTATTCCGTTAGTCCGGAAGAATTACAATCCCATTCCGAACATCAAGAAATATCGGAATATTTTTTATATCGAGGGAGTGCATGAACTGATCCCTCATGTGGATGAGTTTACCAACAGGAATAAATACTTTGATGTTAGCCTTTTTAAAAAATGTGCGTGATTTTGTTCTTTTAACAATTGTTTTGGCCTGTGTAGCGTTCTATCTGGCCAGTTTAATTTGACGCGGGAAGATCAGGTGATCCGCTTGGGCTCATATCCCAGGTCGCAGGGGTTCAATTCCCCTTCCCGCTCCCAATTTAAAAGGGTTAAAAATGGACAAACCAATTCCAATTCCGCAAGATGATCGGCCCATGATGCCAAAAAGCTTACTTCCTAGTTTTTCAGTAAAGAAAAGCCAGTTTAAGAAAAGCACTCATGGCAACATGGCTCGCAATCAAATAGCCAGGCGACGTATGCGTCGTAAAATGGCCAGAAAATCAAAGTAAAGGAATCGCAGATAATGGTTCAAATTAATTTGTTGGATGCTGATATGGCTAAGTTAAAAGAACTGGCTAAAAAATTAGGTGTTGATGTCAATAATTCCAACGGTAACAAAGCTGTTTATAGGGACGGCCATGTTGATTCCTGGTTTGTTGATATGATGGCTATTATTACTAAAGAGGTTTTACTAAACAAATGGATGCTTTAATGATCGAAGAAACAGTCTTAAAGGGCAAAGCAGCACGCTCAATGATTCAAAGCCTTGTCACGGTTTATGACAGACACACCGGTAAAGCCGTTGCAGAATATTCATGCTCTCCCAAAGAAGCGATCGTTGCCTGTTGGGAACAGCATCATGGCAATAACAATACATGGGAGTATGCTCAGAAAATTAAAGCCGAGGTTTATCCTTTGGAAAGAACTAAATTCGGCTGGATTCTCGGTAAGTTTTGGGTAATGGACTTATAAAATGGCACGTTTTTTATGTAAACAAGCTAAATTTGAAGCAAAGTACAAAGGTGCAAGCGCGGGATTATTTAATCCCGGTGCAGAAGCATATCGTATTTTGGGTGAATTAAACTACGGCAATGTGTTTGCTTATCTTTTCAGGCGTTTTGGATACCCATGTTATGGATGGGATGATTATAAGGAATTAACTATTTACTATTTAACAACTTCCATGGACGGAGTTGTTTTAAGCATAAAGCCAAGTGTATCTACTGCCACTTCTTTTGGATATATGCTTCGGCATGATGTTCACGCAAAATGCAAATTTGAAAGTTTCAAGCCGTTAGTTTATTGGACTAAAAAATTTAAAAAATGGGTGGCAATTAAGTACAGAATTATAGCCTTTGACGGTTTTTACGTTAATTGCAGTAAAAAAGAGATAGATCGCGCTGCAAGGGTTTGGATTCGTAAAAATTGTTTCAATAGAACGCCAACACAGAAAGATAGCATTGCTTTTTGGGAATATAAAAGAAAGCAGTGCGATAAATTAAGAAAAGAATACCAGCGCATAGAACCAAGTTTTCCGCATCCTGATATTTGGAATTGGCGTTCATTATCACCAAGCTGGACAAGTTATCAAGTTATGCAAGCACTCTGCGAAACCATTAAAAACTTACTTATCCCCGTTAATGTTAGGGATTGGTATATCAACATTCAAGGAAAAATCAGAAATAACCTGCCATTAATTCCCGATCCGGATGATCCAAATGAAATGATAGTTGACTCAGCACCATATTCAGAAACGGCCGGCTATGGTGTTACGATTAATTCTAAAAATAATAGACCAGAGGTACGACTTTAAATGGAAGCTGCTCTTAATTTCAATTATACAGACGATGTTGAAGCAACCGAAATGCTGAAAAGCATTCATGCCGGTGAGTCAACATGGGATGATTATACATTTGAGCAGAAAGCTTATAAGGGCTGGTTCTGGCCGTATATGCTTCAAATTGACGAATTGGTCGGCAGTAAGCGCTGGAATTATTGGTTTAGAACCATACTGAACGGCGAACTATTTGATGAACCGATTCCTCAGATCAAGTTTCTTGGTCATGCTGATCCTGAACCAATGAAAAATCTACGTAATTGTTTGGAACATCATCATTGTCTGATGCACTCAGTCGGTCATTCGGAGTTTTTCGATTGGCTGCTATGGGGGTTCGGAGAAGGGAATGAAAAGCCGCGAATTTCCGAAAAGGTCAATGAGCTTTGGTATCGGACGTTCAACCTGGGCCCGTTTATCCAAAAGCCCCACGATTATTTAGGCGAGATTATTTCGGAAGCTAAGGCAGGCAAGACTTACTGGACAAACCCGAATGCTTTTTTCCCTACGCCACATCATATAGTCGATTTTATGACTCAAATGAGTTTTACAGATGCTCCCGAAGATAAAGATCAACACACTATGTCGGTCTGCGATCCCTGTGTAGGTTCGGGTCGATTTCTTATGTACGCCAGTAATTACAGCTTGAATTTATATGGTGTTGATATCGATCCGATCTGCGTTAAAGCCTGCAAGCTTAACGGCTATTTTTATGTTCCGTGGCTAGTCAAGCCGGTTAATTTTTTCGATGGTCCGCCGTCCGGTATTGTTCAAGGCAATTCACTAAAAATGGGTTTTTCAACAAATGCTGAAAAAGTCAGCCCTACTGAGAAAACCAGAACCATTGAGCGCAAACCCATAATGCCAAGGTTGATTAGAGATGATAACGACAGCGATTAATACCAAGTTTGACGAACCTCAGCCGGTTCTCGATGGATCGGAACAATGGCCGGTTATTGGCAATGCCCTATCTGAACAGCAGCTCGCAAGTATCAATTTTCAAATGGTGGGTTTAACCCGTCATTGGAACTGCGAAACAAAGGTAAAGATTGTTTTGGACGTCATTGGTAGTGGATTTGTCGTTATAGGCTCGATGTATGTTCTCAGTCCAAATAATTATGGTGAGTATGGTTTTGAGTTTAATCCGCCTTTTGAGTTCCATGCATGGGTACAACTTCTTAACAATGATATCGTTGATGTTGCCTTGCCGGGAGTTATAGAAAAAGGGCTTAACACTTCTGACCATATAGGCCCGATGATTATTAACAGAGAACCAGCAATCCTTGCCGGCAGGCCACCGGATTGGCTGCAATATAAACCTATAGCGGTTTATAAGATTAAATTTTAATTGTTTTCACGGCAAGAAATTTGCCGTGTAACTATAATTTTAAAAAGGAGATTTACCACATGACGGAAGAATTAAAGCACGTATTATTTGCCGACATTAACATCGTTAAGGGTTTTAATGTCAGGGGTAGAGGGCGATTCAAGGGGCCGGACTTTGATGAACTTGTTGAATCGATCAAAACACAGGGCATTTTGCAACCGGTTCTTTTAAGGCCAAATGGCAAGGATTACGAATTGATTGCCGGTGAACGGCGTATCAAGGCTGCTAAGAAAGCCGCTAAGGGCAACGGCGGAGTGAAAGAGCTTCAAATTCCCGCATTGGTTCGTGAAATGACGGACGATCAAGCCATTGAGTTCATGCTGACTGAAAATATTCAACGGGACGATCTGACGCCTTTGGAAGAAGCCGAAGGGTTCAAAAGGTATATTGACAACGTTGAAGACGCCGACATCAACGTTATTGCCGACCGCTGTGGGAAGCCGGCACCGTATGTTCAAAAACGGATTAAGGTACTGGAACTTCCAAAGAAAGTCCTCCAGGCATGGAACAAAGGTTTTCTTAGTTATGGTCATCTGGAACAATTTATTCGTATTGAACCGAGTGTTGCTTTGAAGCTGTTTAATGAAATGGTTGATGACCATGAAAGTTATGGACGCAAAACCAGCGTAGATCAACTTCGCCGTTCGATCAATAATTTTTCACCTCAGCTCAAAAATGCTAAATTCAAAACCAAAGAAGCTGGCTGTACGCAATGTCCTCATAATTCGGACATTCAGAAGTCTTTATTCGCCAAAGATGATATCGAAAATATGAGCTGTTTGAAGCCGGACTGCTTTGCTGAAAAGCAAGGAGAACATCTAACAAAGCACTGGAAAAAAACTGGTTATTATAAGGACCATAAAACTACAGGGTTTGAGTTCAACGAACAGGTTGACAGGGATGCTTACAGGGAATTCGGATTTGGTGACGGCAGTTTAAAGGAAAAATGCGCTTCTTGCGATTATTTTAAGTCCGTTATCCGGCTGGACGGAAGCGTATGGGCGCAAAAAGCTTGCTTCGGTGAAGAAAGTTGTTTCAACGCTAAAGAAAAACAGGCTCCGAAAGACCCACAGGCCCAAGCTACTCTGGATATGCAGGCTAAAAAGGAACGTACACAGCAACGTTCTCAAAAGCATGGCGTTGAGTTTCGGGAAATTCATTTTGAAACATCTATTCCAAAAAAGATTCAGGCCATCAAGTCGAACAATGAAAAGTCCTATCGGCTGTCTTTAATTGCCATCATCAGCGCCAGGCCGGAACTACATGAAAAGCTCAATGAAGATTTCAAGCTTGGCGGAAGCAAATGGTTCCGTATGGGCGACAAGGACATCGTTGATTTTGTCAATGGCCTGGACATTAGTTCGGTTAAACAACTTCTGCAAACCACGGCAGTTGAAACCATTATGAGTTCAGGATTTTCAGCAAGCGGCCGTTTCAAAATTGCTGATCTTGTCGGTGTTGATCTTCAAGCAGAATGGATGATAACCGAAGATTTCCTTAAAAAGAAACAAAAAGCTGAAATCATCACTCTGCTCAACGATGATAAGTTCAAGATTGCAGAACGTCCGGAAATTAAGGACTACCTGGGGCAAACTCTTGGTAACGGCAGCTTTGAAGTTTGCAAAAAGGGCGAGTTGATCGATTTGCTTATTAAATCCGGAACTGATCTGGCCGGCATTGTTCCCGAAGAAATCTTAAAAGATTCTTAAAAATATCGTCGTTATTTAACAAGCAACGTCGTTACTTTAATGGTAACGGCGTTGTTTTATGCCAATGGTCTTACTGAAAGTAAGGTGAACTATGTCAGTATTAGATGAAGTTAGAGAATTAACGCAACATATTCTCGACACCGAACGCAATAGTTTTAAGGACAGTATCGGTAATTCCAGTTTAAGCCCGGCAGATGATTTTATCAATAAGGAAGAATGGCTGAAACTGCAAAACAAATGCCTTAAAATGCCAAATTCAAGATTGCATTTAGTAAAATTCGCAAGCCGGACAGAAGGCCACATTTTTTGTACCGCAGTTCGTGTTTATGAAGGTTTATTTGAGGATTAAAAATGAATTATTGGCATTATACTTTATGGGAAAAAATTACAAGCATAATTACTGATGGGAAGATCAAATTTGCCAATCCGTACAACAAGTCTGAATTACCTGCTGTATGGTTTTCTTCTAATTCGGATTGGGAACAAACAGTTAGAAAAAGCCTGTTAACAAAAAAAGGAATTTCCGAATTATTTTCACGCGATTCCCTTTATAAGCACAGCAAGTCCTATCATCAAATTCTGCCGGTCAGAATTGAACTCGACACTCAAAAGGTATCACTCGTATCATGGGATGATCACAAGAAGCATAGCGGAATTACGAAAAAATTGGCATTTGAACTGGAAAGGTACGCAGAGAAATGGGGTGCCAATACTGATGAATGGGGAATTTGTTACACCGAAGTATCGATTAAGTTTTGTCATTTGCCGTTTGAAATTTGGAATGGCAGGCAATGGCTATAATTAAAAACAATCTTTTTTGTTATGAATCAAAAATCAATTCAAGTGAGGTTTAAATGAACGATGTAATGGACAATGAAGATATTGGCAAAAGTATTCAAACTGGATTAACCCCGAAACAGATGATTCAGCTTTTAACGATAGGTGTCAAGCATTGCATGTCGATTTTGATTAAAGGCGCTCCGGGCATTGGTAAGACTGAATTGGTCTATGAGGCTGCTAGAAGGAACAATGCCCATGTCATTTTGAGCCATCCGGTAGTTGACGATCCGGTTGATTATAAAGGCATGCCGTATGTTCTTACGGACGAAAACGGCAAAGAATATGCCACTTTTTTGCCTTTTGGCAATCTAAAGGCTGCTATCGATGTCACAGAACCAACGATTTATTTTCTGGATGATTTAGGACAGGCAGCTCCGGCGGTTCAGGCAGCAGCCATGCAGTTGCTTTTGGCCAGAAAGATTAATGGCCATGATATTTCGAAGCACGTTACATTTATGGCTGCCACTAATCGCAAGAAAGACAAAGCCGGAGTCGCAGGTATATTGGAACCGGTCAAGTCAAGGTTTGCAACGATCGTTGAACTTATAGTTCACGCTCCCGATTGGATTGAATGGGCTTTACAAGCTGGAATACCCACAGAGCTTATCCATTTTATTCGGTGGAAAAATGATATGCTTTTTCAGTTTGAGCCTACCGCAGACCTGACCAATTCACCGTGTCCACGGACAGTTGAAAATGTCGGCACGCTTTACAAAACAGGAATTCCTAAAGAGATTGAATTTGTAACTTATGCCGGAGCCGCCGGAGAGGGTTTTGCAACGGAATTTATTGCATTCCTCGATGTATTCAGGGATCTGCCCGATCCCGATTGGTGTTTGATGAACCCGCACCTTGTGGACATTCCGAGCTTTGACGACAAGCCTTCTGTTCTCTATGCACTAGGCGCTGCTGTTTCCAAAAAAGCTTCACATAACAATATGGAAAGATTTGTCACATTAGCCAATCGGTTCCCCGATGATTTTTCAGTAATGATGATGCGGGATGCTCTGGTCAATGATGAAACATTAAAAGAAACCCGCGCTTATATCGAGTGGGTTGTTGATCACGAAGATGTATTAACCTAAAAAATAAGGAGCAAGTAAATGGACGATCGTATATCAGCAATTCAAGAAGTTGCCATTAAGGTCAAACTCAATGTTAGTTGCTGGCCTGCAAAAAAGGAAGATAAAGAAGCTACAAAAGCCACGCATTTACAACAAGGCGCCAAGCAAGATGCCGGTACTTACCGCAAAAACATGGTATCCAAAAAGCATCTCAAACCTATCAGGGACATTGAAACCGAAGCCAGGAAATTCCACAGGGAAGTCACGCTTCCATGGGGACAAGATGGCGAACGGGTACTTCCGGCCAGCATGGTTGATGAATATACCGCTGAAATGCGAAGGCTTCATCAAGATTTTGATCTTGCGGTTGCCGAGTTTAAACAGAAATATCCGGCTATTGTTATCGATGAAAAGAGCACCCTGGGATCAATGTATAATCAAAGTGAATATCCTTCGCTCAGGGAACTTGAAGACAAATTTGATTTTAGGGTATCTATTACACCTATTGAATCCGCTGATGATTTTAGGATTAAACTGTCTGAATCCATAATCGACCGGATTAAGGATGATGTCAGAAGGCAAGAAAACGAAAATCAGCTTAACATAACGACAGATCTTTACAATCGGCTTCAAAATGTTATCGAAGATATGATTGGCAGGCTTACAGCTACCAAGAAAGATAAGAAAACCGGCGAAACGATCTATAAGAGTTTTTCATACACGGCACTTACGAACATTACCGATCTTGCCGCTCTCTTGCCAAAACTCAATATCAATAATAATTACGGCCTTTCAGAGCTTCATAAGGAAATTATGGATAAACTTGGCAAAATTTCCGTTGAGGATATTCGTGAGAGTGAAGCCGTGAGGGAAGTTACTGTCCAGAAAGGCCAGGAACTTCTGGACGACATTGGCCAGAAAATGAGTTTTTACACCGGACCCGTTGAACAAAATCAAAAAGAGGCCGCATGAAAAAAAGAGAAATAGCGGCTATTGTTTTAATGATAGCCGCTGCAATTCTTGCACAGTTTGAATTCACCGCAGCTACAGTAATTGCTATTGGATCCTTGGTTGTTGTTGCAATAATTATCTTAACTGTAAAAAAGGAAGACCCGAAATTAAAAGGCAAATATTTAACAAACGAAATAACCGTAAAGATATCCTACACATTTATGGATCCGGCATCTCAAACAGCCCTCTGTGCGCTTGATACCGTTATTACTATACCGCCACAAAAAGTAGACACGCCACCAGATCAGGAAACATACAAAAAGATACTCAATATGGCCGGAGAAACTTGGTTAAAAGATAACGTACAGCCTCAATATCACATAATTGCAGTAAAGCAGAGCTAACAATGAAATATATAGACGAAATTCAGCAAAAAGCACTTAAAGCCCGTACTGGCCTTGTATTGGATCAACCGTTTTTCGGAAGTCTTTGTTTAAAGATGAAAGTCCATGAAGACCCAACCTGTGAATCTGTTTACACAAATGGAGTTTCATTCGGTTATAATCCGCAGGCTATTAAAGACCTTTCATTGCAAAATGTTAAAGCTTTAATGGCTAAGTCTGTCATTCACTTGATTCTCGGCCATCACGTTCGCAGGGGAAATCGAGATGAAAATAAATGGAAAAAGGCTTGCAATCTTATAGCCGAAGCCATCATCAAAAAAGCCAAATTTGTTCTACCAAATGAAGACAATATAGATCTTAGCTATGTTAAAGATCACGTTGAAAATGTCTATGCCAAGCTACCCGATGATCCGGAAGGAGATAACGAAGACCAACAGCCGGATCCGGACGGTGATGATTGTATGGACGGTTGTTCGGGCGGAAACGGAAGCGGCTCTGGTGATGGTGATGATAATGATGACCAGGGTGACCAAAATCAGGACGACCAAGATCAAAACGACCAGGACGATCAAGGCCAAGAAGAATTTCCAAACGGCGAAGTCAGAGATCTCCCGTCACAAACCAACTCTGCTCAGGCTTCAAATTCGGAAAAAGCTAATTCTGAACAGGATTGGAAGATTGCAGCTATGCAAGCTGCCCAAACCGCAAAACAAATGGGCGATCTCCCGGGCGGCATAGAGCGTATTATTGAATCTCTACTTGAGCCGTCACAAGACTGGCGGGATGTGCTTCGGGAATTTGTCGAAAAAACGACTTATGGTGATTATACTTGGATGAGACCAAACCGCCGGTATTTTCCGCAAGGTTTAATACTCCCAAGTTTGGCTGCCGGGCTGGATTTACTCAAAGCTGAATGTGATGTTGATGCTTCCGGTAGTGTTTATGATAAGGAACTGGCACAATTTGGTGCTGAAATTTCAAATGTTCTTGAAGAATTTCCGCAAATTGAACTGACTGTTCGGTTTTTTGATACTGATGTTAAACACAAAGATACTAAAGTTTACACCCATGAGGATGTCCCCGTGGTTTTAGAAACTCAGGCGGGTGGTGGTACTGATTTTGTGCCAATTTTTGAAAATATCTACGAAATTGAAAAACAAACCGGAGAAAGTCCCAAATTCTTGATTGTCTTTACTGATCTTGAATGCAGCCGATTTCCAAAACAGCATCCGGATTTTCCGGTTCTATGGGCAAAAGTCGGCGACAGTGATTGGGCAGAAACTCCGCCTTTTGGCGAAATCGTTCAAATTGAGGTAGGATAAAATGTTTATTAAGAATTTAGAATATGGCTATACTCAGCTTCTTGACCATGCCGATGAAAGGGCTATGGTTGTAAAGCAACACGGCCCTTTTCATATCGGGGAGCAATTTATAGCATTGGTCGATGATAGGGATAACGTAGCATCTTTTGTTCTGTCCGGCTATACAAACGAATCAATATGGGAGTGTATTTATACAGATTTTAAACTTGAATTGGTAAAATAATGCACATCAGACGATTCTTAAAAGGCGCACATGAACATGCCGGAACAACGGACGGCACAGGTCAATGGACTCCTAAATCGGAATTCATCGTTTCTGGAACTTTTCACGGGCCTTGCAAAAATTACTTGAAACATTTCTACACGGTTAGATACGCCAGATTATTACATAAACACAAGCCCAAATTATACCAATGGCTACACATGATTACCAAGCCCCAAATATATATGGGCATGCTTGGTGTTGACCCTAAATCGGACGATGGCCGTAAAATACTGGCCGAAAATGTAGCGTTTAGAATGACCAAAAAGGTAGGTGGATGACGTTCAAAGAACAAGAAATGCTCGATCTTTTTATACGGATCATGGAGCAAAATCCGGTAGTTGAAAAGATAGTCACCATTAAGGAAAATCCAGATTGCGGACTATATGCCAGAATCAACGGCAATCCATGTGATATTCCCTGCTTTGCCGTAGCTAAAACAAAAGAAGACCATTGGTTCGGTCTTAGCAGAAAATCATGTCAACTTTTATATTTCAACAATAAGGATATTTTGTAATTTTAGTTCAAACCAAATCCGACACTATTAGCTATCCATTACGTATCAACACCAGCTACTTTTCCGCTTTTTGACCGTATCACAAATCGCATACGATTAAATTTGGCGGATTTTATAAATTGAAGATTCGGCATCCCCATCGATTCCAATATTGAGGTCGCCGAAGTTTGCGGTTCAAGGCAGTAACCTTCAATCAGGCTAAATTGAAGATTTGAATTTTATCCATGCGCGCCGTGATAAGTTGGAGAAAGCACAGTTTTTAGAACTAAATGAAAGCTGTGATATCATCAGAAACCAGCAATCCAACCTAATTTGGCTTAACCACCAGATATAGTGGATTAACCGCTAACAACTCAATAGAATTAAGATTTGACGTTATACATTTGATGATATATATGATTTTTAATTATTCGAACTTCGTACTTAACCTGACCTGATGCATGAATTCTTTTGTTGGATCGAGATAGCTTTTTAAGGGGTAAAATATTATGAAGGATTTACTTAAAACTCTTGGCTTCAAGCAAAAAAAGAATGGAACCCTATCTCAGAAAATCAATAAATATGAGTTAAGAATTCTTTATAACGAATCATCTCCTAAAAAGTCAAAGATTGACTATGGCGACAAAATAACGGTTTGGAGAAAAACAACTAATAATCTCTCTAAATCAGAAAATTTAGTGATCTTGGAATGTATTATCCGTTTGTTGAAAAAAGGCTACCTTCCTGAATCGATTGAATTAGAAAAGACATGGAAATCAGGTCACGGCACGAGTGGCCGTTTAGATATCCTCGTAAGAGACAGAAAAAAGCAAGTGTTTTCTATGATTGAATGTAAAACATGGGATGAAGAGTTTGAAAAGGAAAGAAACAAAATTCTTGAGGATGGTGGCCAGCTCTTTAGCTATTTTATACAAGAGAAGTCCACTAATTTCCTCATACTTTATGCATCTAAAATTGGTCCTCCAATTGAATTTCTTGCCGTAACTATAGATGCAAAACCATTAAAAGGCTCAAACTCAGAGGAACTACATAGATCCTGGAATAAATCTTTTGTTTCTGGCAGTATTTTTGAAAGTGCTGCCTCGCCATATAGCCTCAAACAGAAACACCTGAAAATAAGTGACTTAAAAGAGCTGGACCAAGATACCGGCAGGGGATTGTTTAACAGCTTCGCAGAAATTCTAAGAAGGCATGCTGTTTCTGATAAGTCTAATGCATTTAATAAAATATTTAACCTTTTCGCTTGTAAAATTTATGATGAGGATACCCATAATCTTGATGATGTTGTTGATTTTCAATGGAAGCCGAACGATACTTTACAGTCTCTGATTGACCGGCTGTCGGATTTATATTCAAAAGGAATTAAAGATTATCTCGGTGTATCAATTGATGATCAATATTTTTCGCCTTATTCAGAGTTCGCATTTATCGATATTTACAACAAGGAATCTTATGAAGAAAATTTTGCAATCGTAAAAGAGATTGTGGAACTATTACAAAAATACCAGATTAAATATACAAAAAAACACCAATTTTTAGGGGACTTTTTTGAGGACCTATTAAACACGGGAATTAAGCAAGAGGCCGGCCAGTTCTTCACGCCGACCCCCTTGTCCCGGTTTTTTATAAGGTCTATTCCGGTTGAACATTTAATTGAAAATAATATTTCTGATAAAAAGCCTGATATCTTGCCAGCATTAATTGATCACGCTTGTGGCGCCGGCCACTTTCTTACAGAATCTATTGATGAAATCGAATATTTCATACAAAATCTTGATTACAAGAGACTTGTTGGTCGTACACAAAAACATTTTTTGGCAATAAAAAATGATTTCTACTGGGCTAAAGATTATATTTATGGCATCGAAAAAGACTATAGACTGGCAAAAACGACAAAAATTGCCTTATTTCTAAACGGCGATGGAGACGCAATTGTACTGAACTCTGATGCACTTGATTCATTTCGCAAATCAAAAAAGTTCATGGGGCTTTTATCAACAAAGAAGAAAAAACAAACTAATGACGTTTTTGATATTTTAGTTTCTAATCCACCTTTTTCAGTAAGCGGATTTAAAAAAGACCTCCGTAATGGCAAATCTGATTTTAATTTCTTCCCATTAGTTTCTCCAAAAAGCAGCGAAATTGAATGCTTTTTTGTTGAAAGATCATTTCAATTACTTAAAGAAGGTGGCTTTCTTGGCATTATTCTGCCTTTAAGCATATTAAACAATGAAAACCGCGTATATATACAGGCTCGTCGCCTCCTCTTAATATTTTTCGAAATAAAGGGAATCGTTGAACTACGCGACAAAACTTTCAAGCCAACGAATACAACAACAGTTGGTATGTTTGCTAAAAAACGTAAAAAATCTGATGTTATAAATGCTACCGGTAAGCTTTTAAAATCAATTCAAGCTGGCCCAAAAAACGCATTATTAAATGAATTCTGCCAAGAATCATCATTTAAAGTTGATGATGTACTATCAATTTTAAAGCCTCTTGCATCTTTATTAAAATCTTTAAAAAAGGATAATGTTTATAAAAAAATTATTGGCAACGGACTGCCAGCCGAATTTTATCTTTTTTTGATTTATATTTTAAACAAAGAGTCATCTATTGTAATTTCTTATTCTGGCGAAAAAAAGGAGCAGGAGGATTATTTGGGCTATAGGTTTTCTAAATCTCGTGGACAGGAGGGATTAGAAATTCTATACAACGACGACGGCTCTATCGCCACCAAAATGTTTTCATCAAATAGAAAACACGAAGAAACGAAAGTCGCATTCTATATACGAGAGGCATTTGTTGGAAATACACATGACATTAATGAAGAGGTTGAAAAACATCTTCAATATAAAAACATAGCGTCTCTTATCAAATTTAGTAATAGTCTAATCATTGATAATCCTTCTAAACATTTCACTTCAAACAGAATAAAAATTGAAAGTAATAGCCCGTTCGGAGACTTTATTGATAATTACAAACAGAAAAAGCTTTCCTTGAAAAAGCTTTTATCTTCGGACAAGCTTTTTTATGATAGTGGGTTAATTTACAACAAAACTGAAGCTGAGGTTCCATATGAGACAAAAAATCGGGTCCTTACCGCCAGTAATTTAGACCTTAAATCAGCCTCCATTGTTTTAGAGGATAAAATGATTTACCTGAAAGAGGGCTATCCGGTGCCCAGTGAACTAAAGCCCAAAAAAAATGACATTATAATTTCTAATGCGAGCGGAAGCCTAACACATTTAGGCAAGGTGGCATGGGTAGATGTTGATTATCCCGAGTATGTGATAGGTGGATTTTTAGGTATTTATCGATTCAGAGATTTGAAAATTGCTAAAGCTGTGTTTTACAGGCTTATGTCATTAAGATTTCGAAAATACATATGGAGTCTAAGAGGGCAAAATATCAACAATTTAGATTTTGATAAGGTCGATTCGTTCGGAATACAAATTCCAAAAGACTTAAACACTTTCTATAAAGAGGTTGTTAAAAAGGAAAAAGAGCTAAAGGAAATTAGAAAAAAACTCCTTAGTCTACATCTTTGAATACCTTAACTTATCCCGTGTTTGCGACAACCAGTGATTTGTTGAGACTATCTCAACTTTTATTATAGTTGGGATATTTATTGCAATTTAAAGAGATCAAGTTTCACTTCTATCTAATATTCAATATTATAATGTCTTCCTATATATTCCAATAATCCCCACTTTCCTGGTGACACTCGCACAAACCTCTGTTCTCTATTTGATTTCTCTCTTCTTTTTCTTTCGTTAATAAAATTAGAATTCAATGTTGCATCAGGAGTTTTACCTTTCATAACAAGACCAAAATCGTTAATTGCAATGTTAATTATTTCACTTGTCCTCATTGGGCGCTTTTTTCGTTTCAATATTTCATATGCTATTTCAGTTGAAGTTCGTTTTTGTTTTGTAGCCATAAAATCCCCCTTAGAATTTTAATAATTCAGATTCACACATCAAATAATTTAGATTAAGCCAATATAACTTTCAACAATCCTTCCTCTTCAGTCTTCAGAATACTTTAGTCCATACCGACAGCTTCGGCAGCTTCTCCGACCGTTCGATGATCGAGCAGAGCTATTATAGCTTTCGTCTGATATCTGGTTGCTTCCTCGACAATTTTGCTTCGTGACCTATGTATTGTATGAATTTAGATATCATGGCAGAAAAGCAAATATCATTGAGCTTGTGATTAATTGAGATTATCTTCAGTTTTTATTGGCTTGTAAAACTGACGATCCCTTGCCTAAATGGTGAATTGCACGAATTTAAAGATTACGAACCAAAATCGTGAACGCGTTATTATAATTTGATTCCGGTCACATTGGACCAGCAAACAATTTTTTATACCAGATTATTGTGATGTTTTCAATTCAAGGTGGGCAAGCTATTATTTAATGTCCATAATTTATTTAACCGCAGGCTTGTCATTGGCTTTGGCAGCACTTTTAACGCCTTCGATATTGGTTTTATCAAGGTCTTCAATACTGCCTTTATTGCCTGTAATTTCCTTATCAACTTCAGCTTTGTCCTTTTCCGACATATCCGGTAAAGTCCTTTTGGCAATGTTTTGCTGAATAAGAATTCGGTATTTTTTACTGACAACAGCCTTCATTGAGGTAATCATATTTTCAAGGGCAATACTCAGATCGTCAATCGAAAATTCTTTTGATCGTCTAATATCGATATCCTTGTCCTCGTATTCCGTTTGTTGCCACACAAAAAAGAACCGGACAATATTGCGCTCTGCTTCGGTCATGCTGTCCGATTTTTTGGTCAACACACTTCTTAGTTGACCATACTCATACCTTAAAGCCAATCCGGATCCCACATTTTTATTGTTGCTTTTTCGTTGTCCATGAACACCGGACAAATGCGCTATTCTGTAAATTTCATCAGCCTTCCGATCAGTCCACTTCAAGATAGCCTCAATCGGTTCCAAAACCTCTGTCTTCATCCAATCCGCTTTACCGTAATCTCCATAACTCGGATCGAACTCAACAACTGCCTCCGGCCCTGATTCGTCTTTTGATTCTCTACCTTCTTCTTCCATTGGTTTTCGCATAATTGGAAAACCCGCAAATTTGATAATTTCATCCCCCATGCTAATATCACGAATGATGCTCGCTGTAATTTTGCTGATATTAACAATATCCGATTTTCCAAGATACGGAGTATTTATTTTCTTGACATTCTGCATCCAAGTAAACGGTATTTCACCAAGTGGATTATCACCATTTTCAATCAACTTGGGCGTTCTCCGCATGCTTACATCTTCCCAAGTTTCCCATTTGTTCGGCCACCACAAATAATATAGATCCCCATTTCGAAGCTTAAGATAAGTAAGTATAGGTCTGCCGGAATCAGGATGCTTTCCGAATTTCCAGTCTATAATATTAGGCGGAGTAAAAATAGCAACGTATGGATAAATCTTCTGCTGAATTTCCTGTTCACGGGTCTGGGTATTCGTTTGAGGCTTGTTCGTTAAAATCCCAACCGCACCGAACACGGAAGCAAGTTTTTGAGCTTCGTTCATAAAAACGTCAAAATCAGTACCGATAAGATCGCAATCCTCAAGAAACATTTCCCATTGTCGATCTTTTTTCAGTTTTTCAATCGTACGGATAGCTGCTTTTTCAGTCAGGTAAAAATTAAAAAGATCAACGATCGCTTCCGTATAATTAAAGCAAATACCTTCCTCTATTCGCATTCTCCAATTTGCCATTGACTCCCTTAAATTCCGGTTGCCAATAGCCTTTCTAACAAAAGGCACTCCACCTTCATAAGCCAGATGATAAAAATTCCAATCATTGATATGCTTGTCATATTCTTTGTGCTTTTTGATCAGATCTTTTCTTTTCATTTTACCCTCTCTATTTCCAATACTGTTTTTTCTTACTTTTCACGAATTTAGGTTTCCCGACCCACCTGAGAAATTGGGAAGTCGCATCCACCATATCGTCATGCTTGGAGAACGGGAATTGGCAAAGCTGTGTTTCGTAATCAACAAGCCACGCTGATTGTTCCGGTAAATACACACGGCCGGCCTCGATGATTGCGGTTACTTCACTAAGCCGAACTTGTTTATTGGCATCGGCCTTGATCGCAATAACAGGAATATTGGTGTATCGTTTTAATTCCTGAATTAAACTCTGACCGCTGGCCCTATCTTCAACCAGGACAGGACACTGCCCTGTGGTAAAATTAAAATGTTTTTTGTTGCGTTCATGGACTCTGATGGCTTCTTTGACAAGCTCCGGAAATTCAAGTCGCTTATTAACAACCCAAAGCAGATAATAAAGATTGTCATTAGTAACGCCCCATATAGTACAGGCTGAAGGGTCTGCAAGCTGAGATTCTTTAAACGCCGTATCCCATGACGCAACGATTTTAACGAACTTCCGTGATCCGAATTGTTTTTCGCCAAGCATTCGGTTTGCTGTTTTTTCAGCAAGAAGTTTAACCCGTTCCTTTTCTGTCATGGTTTGCCTTGAATTAACTTCAAGGTCTCTGTGTTCTCTAAAGCTGTATCTTTTAAACCAATCAAGCTTGACCATCCCACCTTCTTCGGGAAGCGGTCTTTGCTGATATTGGGAATTCCATTCTCTTGTACCAACTGCTTTTTTAATATTTCGCAACACCGGAACATCGTAAGCATCCGGCCATAATGCCTGATCTCTTTCCCTGCCGATTTCATCCGGGCCTTCTGCGATCGCTGGCAAATCGATAGTTACCCAACCTTCGTGCTTTTGTTCTTCAAGCAGATAGCCGGCTAGATCGTAGTAACTCCATCGGGTCATAATAAGAATAATACCGCTTTTCCCCGGCATTAATCTCGTATATGCAACCGATTGATACCATTCCCTAAGCTTACGCTGTACAACTTCGCTTTCAGCATCAGCCCTGCTTTTAATAGGATCGTCTATTAAAAACAGATGCGCTCCACGTCCGACAGTTGCTCCGCCGACACCAACGCTAAAATAATTACCGCCTTGCAGAGTTCCGAGTTTGTTGGCGCTTTTGGAATCGCTTGATATTTCACAGTCAGGAAAAATTTCAGAATAAGTCTGGTCAATAGCTTGGTTCCTGACTTTCCGGCCAACATCACCGGCACGCTCAAAAGAATAAGTAGCAGCAATTATTTGTTTCTGAGGATTTCTTCCCAAAAACCATGCAGGAAAAAATTCACTCGTCAGCATTGTGTTGTGTGTTGGAACTAATTTGCGACCAACAAGATATAGGCCATCTTCGCTCTCTACGCTAATTGAGTGTCCAGGTTCAGGTATGCATGGTGTAATAGATTTAATCGATGTTCTTCTGCGCAGTGCATACCTGATAATTTTTTTACGTTTAAGACAGACCGGGATATTCAATGTTGGCTGAAATCCAATATAGCTTATCTTTTTTTTTCCAATGATTCCAGAACTTGAGGTTGTTGGCGCAATTTTAGAATTGCAAACATGCCAACCAAACGATTGCACAAGCTCGATGATATTGCGTGCTAAAACTGAATCTCCAGTAACAATGCGCACACGTGAATCCTTATCAACACTTCCATCAGTATCAATTAAGCCTGCAAGTAGCTGAAGTCTTTGTTTAACAGATGCTCTTTGGTAAATATCTGGAATATGTTTATTGTTTAGAAGTTTATTCTTCTTTAATGCAAGTTTAAGTTCTCTGGAATAATTTTGGTACAACACGCCAGTAGTTTTATGAATCGTACAAGTGGTTTTAAGGTATCCACACTTTTCTATATGATCCAAAACGGCAGAATCTTTAGGAGCTGCACATATTCGTGCTCTATCCGAATTACCATCACCAAGCCATGCGCCCAAGACATACGGATGTATGGGAAGTTTTGCATCAGGGAATTCAATAGGATCAATTAGCGAAAGTTGATATATAAAACGCCCAGCACTTTCTAATTTGCGCTGTTCACCGAACTTTGTAGTCGAAATAAAATATTTTGTTTCATAAGTAGCAAATGCGTTTTTCGTCCTATCCCATACAGTCCATTCATGATTTTTATGACATTTAATTTTGGTTCCATTAGTAAATTCAATCTCAAGCGTAGCAAGGGTTTTCGGAGCAATCCAATTTATGCGCACAGGGCGGCCATTAATTCCAAAAACAAAATCTCCAATTTTTAAGTCACCATGCTTTTTCCACCCAAGTGTTGTTAAAATATCAGTATTATCAGCAAGTTGTTTGCCGTGGCGGGGCGGCATAAAGATCATTAATCTTGTTATGTCCCCCCGCTCAACGGCCATTAAATGCTGTGCTACATACTCAATATGCGGAGCAACTTGATAGTCGTTATACATCAATGCGGCATAAGCAAGCAGATTGGAAAACGCCAAATCTTCAACAGGTAGCGATCGCAACCTGTTAAGCTGCTGCTGTGTGGGTTGTGTCGCTATTTCCATTAGAAGATTTTATTTCCTCAAATTCCACATCGATTGCATCTCCGGTAAAACCAATTTTAGGATTGTACTCAATGCCTTCCGGAAGCCGGTTACCAAGAGCAGCTAAAACAACTTGGTCGCGTTTTTCCTTGGTGATAATGGTCAGCTCACGCTTAACGCTCATTTTTTGCTCTGCATCCAGGCCGAGCAGTTTTGATCGGCGTTCTTTGATCTTCCGGCGTTCTTCCATCCAGCGTGATCCCTGATGTGGATTTTTTGCTAATTTTTCCAATCTTTCGATGCAAATTCGTTCCATGTCATCCAAATCGGCAAGCTCCCGTAATCTTACTATATGTAAATTATCGAGAGCTTCGGCTTTCCATTCTTTTTGGATCGCTTTTATGTCTTTGGTAATTGTGGAACGATCAACGCCGAGCATTTGGGCTATTTCATAATGTTTATATCTCTTTTTAAATAGCTCACTTACCTTCACACGGCGCTCTATAATTTCGTGCATTTTGGAAGGATGAACAGGTCTTCGGAACATAGAAACCTACACTTTTGTAAGAAAATTATTGGAAAGTTACATTTTTGTCTTGACATTTAATCTCACTATCAGTAAGAATTGTCAAGAAATTTATAAAGGGGTTCTGTATTTTGGGGTCTGGCCACCTTAAAAATACGAATTCAATGAAACAAAAAATCCAAGGGCAGTACGGTGTCCGTACACATCGTGCTGCCCTTTTTTTGTTTCTCCCCAAGCTAAAGCCGAGCGTGAAGCTCACCCAAGTTTTTGGCATGAAGCCAACCCAAAGGTAATACGGCGAGAAGCCGAAAGGAGTGTAAGCATGTGGAAATTAAAACTCGATGAAAATGGCAATGTCGTAGTTCAGGATGGAAAACCTGTCTACATCAAAGAGATCGAAGGTGGTGAAGCCGAAGAAATGGTTTTTGATGCACCGGATGCACTGTCGAAGATCGCTGCTCTTAACAACGAAGCCAAAGAACACCGGCTGGCAAAGGAAGAAGCTCTGGAAAAGCTGAAAGCTTTTAAAAGTATTACCGATCCTGCCAAGGCTCTGGAAGCTCTCAAGACGATTCAAAATCTTGAGGATGAAGAATTAGTCAAGGCTGAAAAGGTCGAAGAATTGAAAAAGCAACTCGGTGAAATTTACGAAACCGAGAAAACTCAGCTTGTTACGGAACATGAAAAGATTGTTGGTGAAAGAGATACAACGATTGCCGATCAGGAAAACACCATTCGGCATCTTTCGCTTACGTCTGAATTCGCCAAGAGTCCCTGGTTTAACGGCGAGAAGCCTAAAACCATTCTGCCACCGGACATGGGCGCTGACTTTTTCGGAAAATACTTCAAGGTTGAAGGCTCCGGAAGGGATGTAAAAATCGTCGGTTATCTTAACGGTGCAAAAATCCTTTCCAAAGATCCGCAGAAACTTGGCGAACCGGCTGGTTTTGAAACTGCCATTTCAGCGATTGTTGAAGCTTACCCCGACAAAAACAGAATTCTCCGTTCGACCCCGGGAGGTCCAGGGGCGCACGGCAACGACAACATCGGAGAAGGCTCAATTATCACCCTTTCTAAAGCAGAAGCCAAAGACCCAGGCACTTATAAGGCTGCCAGGGACAGGGCGGAAAAAACGGGTGCTTCTCTGAACATCGTTTAGCGAGGTAAAATAAATGTCCAATTACATTGATCCTTATAATCCAATTTTTTATGCCCAAGAAGCACTGATCGTCCTTGAAGACTGCCTGGGCATGGCAGGACGTATCCATCGTGGCTACGATGAAGAACGCAAAAGCGCAAACAAGGGCGACACCATCCAGATCTCCAAGCCTGGTACTTTCACAACCCAGTCTGGCGGTGATGGAACCGTAAACGACGTCAATCCAACAAAGATCGACATTACCGTCGGCACATGGGAAGAAGTTAAATTCGGCCTTACCGACAAAGAGTTGGCCCACACCACGGAAAAGATCATCACCGATCATATTTCCCCTGCCGTGTACGCTATCGCCCACAGCATCGAATCCGATGTTACCGATCTTTACGTGGACTGTCCATGGTCTTACAACCTGGCAAGTTCTCTCACAACCGCCGATATCGTCAATGCCCGTAAGGTTCTTCGGGATACAGCCGGTACGCTGATTGATCAGGACATGGTTCATTTCGGTCTGGATTCCACCCTTGAGGCGGCCCTGTTGAACATGACCCTGTTCCACGCTGCTAACGTAGCCGGCGAGCAAGACTCCAAGGCTACCCGCCGGAGGGGTTCTCTCGGTACTCGGTTCGGTGTTGAACATTTCGTTCAACAAACCCTGACCGATCATACTTCCGGTACGGTTGTTTCGGCCGAAACCGACGTGGCTGGTTCCCTGGGCGCTAACATGGCAATTCGCGCCACCACAATGAATCTGGCCGATCTGTCTCTGGTAGAAACTTTGAAAGCCGGTGACAGTTTCGTGATTGCCGGCAACACACAGCGGTACGTTGTTACTGCCGACGCCACCCTGTCGAGTGGTGCCAACGCTGCCGTTTCGATCTATCCGCAAGCAGTTCAGGCCTACAGCTCTGGCGCGGTTGTGACGTTTGAAACCATCGGTTCGGCTAACTACGCCGATCGCTACTTCGCCAACCTGATGTTCCATCGGAACGCTTTCGCTCTGGCTATGGCTCCATTGCCGGAAATCGGCGACGGTGCAGGCGCGAAAATGGCCGTTGTTCAAGATCCTCGAACGGGTCTGTCTATCCGATCACGGCTGGCCTACGACGACACAAACGCCAAAGTGGTCGTAACCCTTGATGCCCTATGGGGCGTTAAGACCCTCGATCCCAACCTGTGTGTAGTCGCCAGACGTAACTACGCATAAACCGTTTATCCATTAAAATAAAAGGGGCGGTGGCTCTACAGCCCCCGCCCCTTTTTCCATTTTAACCATAAAGGAAGGATATAAAATGAGCGAAATGAGATCTCTGGAAACGATTACAATCGTTAATCCGAAGAAAAAAAAGAATAAGGATGCGCCCGAGGTTGTTATTATCAATTTAGAGGACTTTGACCCTAAGAAACACACCAAGGCCAAAGCTCCGGAACCGGTGAGCGCACAAGCTCAGGCTGAGGAAGTTCTGAAAAAGGCCGAGGAAATGATGAAAGACGCCACGGCTATGATGGAACAGGTTCAGGCCGCTGCCGGAAAACCTGGATCCAAAAAGGACGATAAAGATAATAAGGACGACCCCAAAACAAAGTAAGAGGTAAAGCATGGAAATTCTAACCTTGCTCGATGGGGTTAAAGCAACCGGCGCAAGCGAAGCCCTTAACATCGTAAACATATTACGCGCCCCTGAAACGTACATAAGCCAGATTCCTGCCCATATTTTCGGTACAACGGTTCCAGCTGTATCAGCAACGGCTCCCGGACTTGATGATTGCACATCCGGCGGGACGTTCACCGGCGTTGTGGCAACCGATTACCAGGTTAAAATCGATGCGATTGCAGATATTGCTGCTGCGGTGCACGCTGGAAGCGGACCGGATGATATAACATCCGGCGGAACATATACCGGTCCCGAGGATTTGGTTTATGTTGTTGAAATTGACGCTGAAGGCACACCGGATACATTTCAATGGTCAAAGGACGGCGGGCTAACATGGGAAGCCACCGGAGTTGCAATCACCGGTTCGGCCCAAGCTCTTGACAATGGTGTTACGGTTACATCTGTAGGCACCGATAATCATACTGCTGGTGATACCTGGACGTTTACATGCACCGTGGATACGTTTAAATGGTCGAGTGATGGCGGGTCAACATTTCCGATAACAGGCGTTTCAATCACGGCCGCTGCTCAAACCCTTGAATTGGGCGTTATCGTAACATTCGGTTCCGCCACTGGACATGCGCTCGATGATCTTTGGGACATTGCCTGCACTCTGGCCTTTGTCGGAACGGTTTTGATCGAAGCCACACTTGCCACCGATGCCGAAGTTGCCGCCGGAACTGCCAGGTGGGATACGTTACTCAGTAAAACAGCCGCCGCTCTGGATGAAGTAGCAATTGCATACACCCATATTCGGGCTAACGTAACAGCTTATACGTCTGGAGCTATTTGGGCGAAGGTGCTTATATAAATGGCTTTAACATTAATCGCTACTGCGGGCGCTGTTGACGCTAACACGTACAGCACGCTCGCAGAGGCAAACACATATTTTGAAAGTCGTCTGAACGCCACTGTTTGGGCTGGTGAAACCGATCCCAATAAGAACATAGCTTTGGCTATGGCCACACGGTTGTTTGACCAGGGTATCGATTGGAACGGCTTAAAGGCCGCTTCAACTCAAGCCCTTGGATATCCCCGAATTGGTGTTACCGATCCCGAAGGATATCTGGTTGATGAAAGCTCAATTCCGGATTTTTTAAAAGAAGCAACGGCTGAATTCGCCATGTGGCTGCTTTCTTCTGACCGCACTGTTGAAGATGGCATGAAAGGCATGAGGCGCATGAAGCTCGGCAATCTTGATTTAACAGCCGATAAATATGATCGCAAATCTGTCATGCCGGATTTTGTTTATCAGATGGTCAGAGAATATGGCGTCAAGAAAAGAGGTCCGGCCCGCAGGCTTCAACGAACAAGGGGAGCAAATTACGCTTCGGACGACATTTTAACAATGAATATTGCTGACGGTAGGATCTTTTAATGGGATTGCAAGATGCGTTTAAAAATGCAGCAGTTGCCGCTTTTAAAGCAGCAAGCGATTTGCTTGAAACGGTAACATTTAAATATATCGAAGACGATTCTGGTTACGATACTGAATCAGGAACGCCTTCTGACAGCATTAACGAATATACGGTAGAAATGCTTTTTCTGGATTGGAGTGTCAATGAAGTTGATGGTGTCACAGTGCTTCCCACGGATATGAAAGCCCAAATCCCTGTGGAAAATATGTCTGTCACTCCAAATCTTAAATGCAAGATCGAGCATAACAGCGTTGATCTTGACATTAAGAATATTAAAACCGATCCGGCTAAAGCAATCTGGACGTTTCAATTGAGACAGTCGTGAAAAATGATACAAGCCAAATAAAAAAAGCATTCGGCCAAGCCAAACAGGGTATCAAAGAAGCGTCCAGAGAATTCCGTATCGATGTTGCCACCAAAGCATTTAAACGCATCGTAGCACGCTCTCCTATCCATACCGGCTCATATGTTTTAAGCCATCGAATCGGCGTTAAAGCCAAAGACAGCTCCGTGGCAATGCGCTTGTTTCCGGCCGTCAATAAAGAAGGCGTTAAGAAAGAAGCCCTTGGTGAACTGATTAAATTAAAACAAGTCGGACCTTTTGACACTATCATCATATCGAACTGTATTCCTCATAATATCAATGTTGAATACGTTGGATGGAAGCATACCCCGGCTTATCAAGTTTACGGCTTAACGTTCATTGAACTTTTTATGGGAACGCAGATTAGAGGGTTTGTTCCAACTTTAAAATTTGGATAGGCAATTATGTCTTTCGAAGATGAAGCAAAGGCCATAGAGCAACGATTTGAAACCGAATGGGGAGCCACAACGCCCATTAAATGGGAAAACACAGATTATACCCCTGATCCGGATGTGACCTTTACGGAACTTGAAATTCATCACGGCCAGGGCGTTCGGCTCGATATCGGATCGTCACAGCGTTACCGATATCCCGGGATCATTTCAATTAACATTCGGGGGCCGCTGACTAAAGGAACACGGGCTTTAAAGACTCTGGCCGACACAGCACAGGCTGTTTTTCAGGGCGTAACTTTCTCAGGAATTATCTGCTACACATCGAGTATAACGCGCATTGGCGAGGTCGATGGGCGGTTTGTATATAACGTATCAACCCCTTTTACAAGGGACGAATCTTTTTAGTGGAGGCTTATTATGTCTGACTCAAATAGAGGGCAACTCAGCTACTTAAAGGAAAGTACATGGGGAGAAACCCCTTCCTCGGCTCTTACCGATCTACGTTTTACCGGAGAGGATTTCGGCCACGGAGTTGCAACCCGTGAGTCCAATGAAATTCGATCAGACCGACAGGTTCCCGATGCTGTCAGGGTCGGCGGAGAAGCAGCCGGCGGATTTGATTTTGAACTATCCTATGAAGCACCGCCCGATGAACTTCTGGAAGGTGCGCTGTTCGGCGCCTTTGTGGGCGTCGGTACAGGATCAACCACTACGATCACATCCGGAGCCACCGGCTCAAATCTGGATTTCACCCTTGCTTCCGCAGGCAATACCATTACCTTCGGCTCATCTGTGACACACGGAATCGTAGCCGGTCAATGGGTCGAACTTTACGGTTCAGCCGGCGATGATGGTTATCATCTGGTAACAGCGGTCGATGGGCAGGAACTCACCGTGGAAAGCATCACAGGCGATGAAGTTTTGGACGAAATTGATGCTGCCACAATCAAGGGCTCAATGCTCCGGAACGGTACAACAATGTCCAGCTTTACGTTCCAACGTCAATTGGCCGACATGACCAAATTTTTCGCATTCCGTGGCCAGGTCTGTAACGCTCTTTCTCTGATCGTTCAAGCCGAAGAATTTGTCAGTGGACGGATGGACTTTGTAGGTGGAACAATCGCTGCATCGGATTTTGCCGGATCATCATTCGGTACAGGAGCAAACGTAGCTGCTCCAGCCAATACCGTGATGAACGCCGCTGTCAATGTCGGTTCAATCCGTGAAGCCGGTTCAGCGGTTTCTTCTGATTTGATTATTCAGGAAATTTCCCTGAATGTCAGTAATAACATCCGTGGCAACAAGGGCGTTGGCATCCTGGGTAACGCTGATATCGGTGTCGGTAAGTTCAGAGTAAACGGCTCATTTAACGTGCTGTTTAATGACGGTGCGATCTACGCCAAGTACCTTGCCGGAACGGAATCAAGCATGTCTTTCAATGTCGAAGATGGAGACGGCAACGCCTATATTTTTACATTTCCGCGCATTAAGTTTGATGAAGATGATGGCGGAAAGGTCTCTGGATCTGACACGGAAGTTGTCGAGAACGTTGGATGGTCGGCCCTGCGTGACACCACGTATGACTGCATGATGCAGATCGACAAAATCGCTGCTTAAAGAAAGGAATCAGCATGAAAACGTTTAACGATCTTTTTGTAAGTGACACTGACAAGGCCAACAACGGTGTTCCCATCGTTGTTGGTTATAATGTCAAGAATGAACCTGTAACCTTGTTTATAGCCGAAGCTGGCAATCCGGGCCATGAAAAGGCTCAGCGCCAGTTTGCCAAAGAGCTTGAAGTTTCCCGCCGAAACAGAAAGCATCGGCAGCGCATCAACGCCAGAATTATTGCGATCGGCGTTCTGAAAACCTGGGAAGGCGTTCTCGACGATGACGGCAATCCAGTTGACCCAACTGTGGACAATAAGGTTGCAGCTCTTTTGAAGTACAAAAAGATGTATCTCAGGGTTCTGCAAGAATCCGATGATCCTGATAATTATCGGTCTGACGATCCCGATGAAGATTTGGATGAAGACGATCTGGATGAAGACGAAGCGCTTGAGGATACCTCGGGAAACTTGCAAGCGTCCTAAGATGGACGCTGAAACACGGCAAACATCTTAAATGGTATGAACGGCTTCACAAAGCCGGTCATACAGTCAAGGTTTACCTTGAACGTCCGCTTCTTTATGAAGATCTCAGTTACGATTTTAATGCGTTCTTTGAGTTGAATTCAAGTCGCAGTATGGGGTTTTCAATTGGGCCGATTCCGCTTACCGAAATCTACGCCTATATGAAAATCCGCAAGATTGACAATCCCGAAGAACGTCAGGTTTTTCTAAGACGCATCCAGATACTCGACATGGAGTATCTAAAAATCACATCTGAGGGCAACAATGTCAACAAAAGATCCAAACATAGAACTGAGGATCGGAGCCAAAGGAAAGACAAAAAAGGATTTTGATAGCCTTGATCGTCAGTTAGATAAATCTTTGGACAGATTCGAAAAACTTGGAGCTTCTGCCGATAAAGTACAGGCTCAATCTTCACGTTTCAGCAAGAAGTATGTAAAGGCCAAACAAGAAGAAAAGAAAATGTTGGACATGATTTCCGGCAAGTCTTTACGTGACTATACTAAAAAGCTGTTTGAAGAAGCCAGAGCTACGGACAGATCTACTCAGGCGATTAAAAAAAGGTCGAAAGCTGTTAAAGGTGCGGTTGATGTTGAAAAGGAATGGGCTCACCTTAAAGAAATTCAAGCCAGGCGGGAAAAAAGTGGTGCTGCTGCAAAATCAAGAGCCGCATTAGACGCCCATCCGGGCGATTTTTACGACCATTACAAAACACCTGAAAGAAATTTAGAAGAATCTATTAAGAGGCAGCGAGACTATGACAAACAAATGGAAAAGACTGGCAAAACTACGGAAAAAACTGCCAGACGTGTAAGCATCCTGAATACTCGGCTCGGTGATTTCTTTATCATTATGAGTGGTATAGCCGCTTCCATGTTTGTTTTCCAAAAGCTTCATCAATGGATTCGGGATACTGCCAGGGTTACAATGAGAGCCGAAGAAGCAATGGCCGGATTAAAGTCTGAGATCAGCGCAACTTCAACTGAAATAAGATTTATAACAGATACATCTAAATTCGCCGGATTCGGCGGGCACATGTCGATTGAAAAAGCAATCGAAAAAATGCAAGCATATATCCAAGAAGGATACACCGCAATTCAAGCTACGCAACTGGTGTCCGCAGAAGTTAATAAACTCGAAACCCTTTATGACGGAACTCTAAGTGGAGCGGCCAATGAACTTAAAGGCGTTTTTACAGAAATTGCCACGGTAATCGGCAAAGCAATAACTCCGGAAGTCCGTGCTTGGGCTAATTATTTTAACAATATTCGGGAAGAAAAGTTCAGAGATAAAGAAAAGATGTTGCTGGAAGGTATTTCTGATCTTAAATCCGGTAAGCCAAGCCGACATATAGAACATTACGGTCCTAATCCCAAAACTCTTAAAGATCTGATCGATGATCTTGGAGTTTTGAATTATCAAAGGCAAATGCAGCTTCATGGTGTTGGTTCCGATCATTGGGATACTGGCAAGCCTGGCGCTGATATTCGTTATTGGGATGCCAAAGGTAAAGAATCAAAAACATTGGGAGATAAATGGAAAAAAATCTACAAAGATAAAGTTCAGTTCTACGGCATGACAGATCGTGAACGTGAAACTGAAATCCATAGCAGGCTGTATAAAAAATTCGAAAAGTTTTTTAAAGACGATCAGAAAAAACTGGAACAGCTTCTCAAATGGGACACAGTAACCCGGGCTGAAATCTGGCTGAAATACTATAACTATCCTAAAGATGCTGGCTCTGACCATGAAAAACGCAGGCTTAAAGCATCAGGTGCCGATGTGAAAGGCACGAAGGGTTGGGATGTTGGAGCGCACGAAACTGCTGAAAATATGCGGAAGTTTCGTGAAAAAAGAGCAAAAGAAATTCTTAAAGCTGGAAAAGCATCGATGTCTAAAGATCATCATATAACTGCTGCCATGTACGGAAGCGGTTATGCTGTTGACGGCTTTTTCAATCCAACTGATCATGAAAGGCGTAGGCTCGGCCTTGATAAGCCCCAATACACCGTGGCCGACCAGGATCGTGATCTTGAACGCATCACGAAAAAAAATAACCGCACAGCCGAAAAGGTTCTTAAAGAATCTCGTATTTGGACTGACGGTGCTAAAAGGGCGTTTCAAGGCTATGCCGATGAAGCGACCAATGCCGCTCAAAATGTTGAGAATGTTATAACCAACGGGTTTCAAAATATGGAAGATTCCCTTGTAAATTTTGTTACTACAGGAAAGCTAAATTTCAGAAATCTTGTCGATGGCATGCTTGCTGATCTGGCGAGACTTGCTATTCGCCAGAGCATTATTGGTCCGTTGGCCGGTGCATTTAATACTTGGATGGGACCACCATCAACAGGCAAAGCCAGTGGCGGGACTGTGGATCCATACTCTGCTTATGTCGTCGGTGAAAAAGGGCCGGAGATTCTACAAATGGGTGGTTCCGGCGGAAATATTATTTCTAACAATAAAATTGGCCCTGCGCCACCTGTAACGGTCAATGTTCATAATAACACGGAGCAACAAACTAAGGTTCGTCAAGAAGCTCCGCAATTCAACGGCCAGGAATGGGTTGTAAATGTTTGGCTGGATGCTTTCACCCGAAATGCCTATGGCCTAAGAGACAGTCTCGGCGGATAATTTTTTTTTAACCTTAATCTTACTGATAGTAATATATTATGGCTAACTTTCCCTTATCCAGAAAACCATCCCCCAAATATTTTTCTCAGAATCCGTTTAAACCACAGGTGAAAACGAATTTTGATGCAGGATATGTGCAGTCACGCGCTAATGCTACCCGATCAAGGATGGAATTCAGTACTGGATGGGATGGAATTACAGAAACAGAATTGCAGTCGCTTATTACTTTTTTTGAAGACAATATCGGCACAACATTCAATTGGACGCATCCCACGACAAGTACGGTTTATACGGTACGATTTGTGGAAAACCGTCTTCCTAAAGCTTCTTATGCCGGCCAGCTTGACGGCGAAGATGCTTGGGAGCTTGGGCCGATCTTACTGGAAGAAGCGTAATGTCTTTATCAGCAACAGCCTTTATAGAAAAAAACAAATTAGCTTCTGAATATTCATGGATAGTTCTTTTAAAGGTCACTTTTCCTGATTCTACGATTATCAGGATTTGCAAGAATGTTGAGGATATAACATGGCCTGTAACTGCCGGAGATATCTGGACAGCTTTCCCGTTTGAATTGGATGAAATTGGAGATTCAAAAAAAGGCGAAGTTCCACAGGTGGTCGTTCGAATAGGAAACGCTACCAGGGCAATACAGGTATATATGGAAGCCTACGACGGCCTGGTTGAATCCGAAGTGGATATCATGGTTGTTCATGCCAAAAACGTCACTTCGGCCACATTGGGAGCAGGCGCAAATAATAGTAATCCTGAAATTGAGCTTAATTATCGCATTGTCGGATCGCATGCTGACAATATGTGGGCAAGCTTTGTGCTTGGGGCTTCAAGTCCGTACAATTTGCGATTTCCAAGGGGCAGGGTGCTTAGGAATTTTTGCAGATACTACGATTTTAAAGGCGGGCGCTGCGGGTATGACGGTGCAGACACTTCCTGCGAACGAACGCTGGCAGCTTGCAGATTAAAAATCAACTTGGATTCAAGTAGTAATGAAGCAAGATTCGGTGGATCCCCGGGCGTTGGAACAAAAGGTATCTATGTTTAACGATTTAATTGGCATACCGTTTGTAAAAGGCGAAACAGATTGCTGGTGGCTTGTTAGGCAAGGATTTAAAAAATTCGGAATTGAAGTCCCGAATTATGACATTGTCAGAGAAGCCATCGAACAAGTGAATTACGATCTTAAATTAACCGAACATATTGCCATGTCTTTCAGGTTTCAATGGGAATATTTAGAAGAACCCAAAATTCCATGTTTGGTTTTTATGAGTATGCACGTACCGGATACATTAAGTCATTTTGCTTTATATATCGGCAATAACGAAATTCTTCACACATTGAAGGGTAAAAATTCCTGTCGGCAAAAATTAGATCATCCGTATCTAAAAAACAGACAGAAGGTTTTTTATAAATATGTTGGATAGAAGTCAAATATTAATAACCGCCATTACGAACCATCTGGATCCACTGAACAACCGGATCGTCAGGCGTATTGATTGGGAAGACGGCAAGGCTGTATTTGAATACATGCGGGACATCTATCCAACCATGCCCGAAGATGTCAATGTGGTGAGTTCTGTCAACGGCGGCCCGGTCAGAGATATTCACACTTTTGCTCCTCATATCGATGATAATCTTGTTTTCTGCTTAGTCCCTCAAGGCGATGGTGATACTACAAGCATCCTCGCTGTAGTGGCAATGATCGCAGTTATGGTTGTTGCACCATATATTGCTGCTGGTTTAGCGAATATGTACGGCGGTGGAACATTTATGGCAGGAGCTGCTGGCGACTATTCGGCAGGAGCAATCTTAGGAAGTCAAGTTGCTGGATCTTTGTTGACAGTAGGCGTAGCTATGGGCGGGGCTATGATCGTAAACGCCATGCTGCCGAGGTCAAGCGCCGATACTTCTGTAGGTGGAAATCCGGCTGACGAATCCGCAACTTACGGATGGTCTACACAGGGCAATACTGCTTTAGAAGGTAAAACATGGCCTGTACTGTACGGCACTATGAGGGTTTTTCCTTATTTGATCGGCAGATACATTTCAAGTTCCGATAATAAGCAATATTTGAATATGCTGTTCGGCGTTGCCGATCACGCTGTGGATTCAATCGGTGACATAGAGATCAACGAAAATGCTTCAAGTCAATACACAGATATAAATATAGATACGTCTAAAAAAGGTTCACTCAGCCAGACCCCGATTGCAAATTTCAACGATACTTACACTGAAAGCTCTGTATGGCAGCCATTGGCATACGGCAGTTGGAAACAGGACACTGCCACGGGCAATGCTACGCAAGGGCTTGTTGTTGGGATCACCCTGCCCAACGGTCTGTGTTATTTTGCAGACAACGGATCGTTATCTAACGCATCGGTCAGTGTTCAAATCCAGTATCGCCCAACAAGCGGCGGTGCATGGACAAATATTGCAACAGACACGATCACCGACAAGACTCAAAAAGCTATCCGGAAAGAATATCGTGTAGATAATTTAACTGCCGATGAATATGAAATTCAAGCTTGCCTTACGGCTGATCCGCCATCGACCAATCGATATTCAAATACTATATATCTTGATTACGTCCAATCAGTTATTTATGACGATTTTGCATATCCTGGCGCCTCACTTCTTGGAGTGGAAGCCTTGGCCACAGATCAACTGTCTGGTTCAATGCCAAGGATTTCGTGCCTTGTTACCCGTAACAATGTAGATGTTTACGTTCCTGGAACTGGCTGGACAACCAAGCCATCTAACAATCCAGCCTGGGCCTGTTATGATATGCACGTTAATGCAGAATACGGCGCAGCCATTCCGTATTCCAGAATGAATTACTCAGAGTTTAGTGATTGGGCTGATTTTTGCACAACCAATAATTATACCGTCAATATGTATTTTGACACGGCTATGTCGTTCTCTCAGGCTGTGAATATTCTCAGCACGATGGGACGCGGCACTGTTGTTCAAAAAGGTACAAAGTTCGGTGTTGTTATCGACAAGGCCGACGATCCTGTCCAGATGTTCGGAATGGGTAATATCGTTACCAATTCTTATAAAGAAACATTCTTAGACACTAAAGACAGGGCAAACTGTATAGAAATTACCTATTTCGATGCTGCTAAAAATTATACTCGGCAGACCTTTGAGCTTCGGTCAAGTTCTTTTGATACGGATGCTGATATAACTGAAAATAAAATATCCATTGTTTTATATGCCTGCACATCCAAAACGCTCGCACTTAAACATGCTAAATTTTTACTTAATTGTAATGAATATCTTACCAGGACAATTTCATTTGAAGTCGGGGTCGATGCTTTAGCTTCCAATGTCGGTGATGTTATTTATTTTTCACACGATGTTCCACAATGGGGGTATTCAGGCAGAATAACAGGAGCAACATCTACAACTGTTAATCTTGACAGATTTGTTACGCTTGAATCAGGCACGTCATACCAGGTCGTTGTGCGTCACTATGACGACGACGATCTTGAATTTGCGAGCATTTCTTTTACTGCACCTGATTGGGTCACAGCTACGGCATATAAAGAAGGTGAGAGCGTCAAGAACGGCGGGAATAGCTATACTTCCAAGTCAGATCATACATCTGCGGCTTCTTCTGAGCCCGGCGTCGGTGGAAGCTGGACGACATACTGGACGCTTGATAACACCGAAATTACAATCAAGGATTTAACTCTTAGCGGAGTATGGAGCCAAACACCACAAGCTGACGATATTTATTCGTTCGGAGTAACAAATTCGGTTGTCAAAGAATTTAGGATCATTGGTATCACTCGCACCCAAGATCAAAACAGAAAAATCATGGCTCTTGAATATGACGCCAATGTTTACAGTGATACTGCAACAATCGAAGACTATGAAACTGATTATGATCTGCCATTCGTAACGGATTTGAGGGTTCAGGAGATTTGGGCAGTGGAAGGCGATCTTCCGACCACATTCGTTAATCTGTCATGGCGGGGCTTTGGGGTTCATACTATATATCAAAAAGAATCAACCGAAGATATATGGCGAGCTATCGATACGATTACAGGCAAGAATGATTATGATGTTTATAATCTTGAACCTGGAAAGACATATTATTTTGCAGTTTCGTCAACAAGCAATTGGGAAGACGGCGAATCAGACAGCATTACATTCGATGGGCCTGCCGGAACAGTTCCCTCTGTCCAGAATATTACCCATTCCGAAGAAGTCTATGCCTATCGTGAAAGAAGTTTTACACGCTGGAAAGTGAAATTCGACCCACCAACCTACGGCGATTATTTCTTTTGGTCACATGCCGAGATCTGGCAAATGATTATCGACATGAATACCATCGCCAACGATGAAACGAGCAATGCGAACCATGGAACGATCGAAGGATCCCCGACTATTGAGGACGGTGTCTGGGGTGTCTGGGGCAAATGTCTTGAATTTAACGGCACGACTCAACGGGTGGACTGTGGCGATGGCGGCACAACCGATCTGGCCGATCTTGGCAATGGTGATTTTTCGATCAGTTTTTGGATGGACAGCACATCGATACAGAGTGATGGCTGTATGTTTTCCAAGTATGTCGGTGTCAACGATCATATTTTAATCCGGTCGAACGGCACAAGCAATGAGCTTGAAGTTGCACTGGCCGATGGAGTGAATTCAGTTGTTGGCACATTCACCGATCTGACACCATTTGATAGTAGCTGGCATCATGTTGTCGTAGTTGTAAACAGAACAGACGATAAAATTTATGCCTATATAGACAAAACGATCAGTGCTACGGAACCGGATATCAGTTCTATCGATGCAGATGCTTCGAACGCAGGCAATGTGTCCTGGGGAGCGCAGGACGACGGTTCTTCACCGTATGCCGGCAAGCTCGATGAATGTCGGATTTATAATAGGGCGCTCACGCAAGCTAATGTTGAAGCTTTATACGAACTTGAAGATCTGCAAACCGATCTGATCGGTTACTGGCCATTCAGTTTGTGGCGATTCGTTACTAAGGCCACCAAAGATTATACGTTTGATCCGGTGGAAGAAGGCACAGTCCATTATTGCAAAATACGTTCAGTTTCTTCTCACGGTGTTAAAGAAGATTTTGATGCTGCTCAAACGGTCAGCAAAACAATCATAGGAAAACTGGCCCCGCCAAGCAATCTGTCATCCATGACCGCTGTGGCTAACGGCGATAGCGTTTCAATCTATGCCGATCCGGTGACCGACCCCGATATCGAAGGCTACGAAGTAAGACTCGGAGACGCTTGGGACGGAGCTATCTTTATCAGCCTGAATAAAAACTGTTCACTTCGGTTAAACGGTGTCAGACCCGGAACGCATACATTCTGGATGTCGCCCAAAGATAACTCTGGTAATTACTCGGCCACTCCGGTCAGCGCAACTGTAACGGTATTTATTCCGCCTGGATTCAGCGAGCTTGCAACCTATGGAAGTTGGGCTTGGGACTTCAATACAGGCACTCATAGCAACACGGAACATACGACCTATGACAGCGGAGATGCTTTAAAATGTTCTCACACAGCAAGCGTTTTAACCGGAACGTTCACAAGTCCGGTGCATGATCTAAATGCCATCAAAAAAGTCAGAATTTGGGGTGATTTCAGGACCGCCTTTGTGTCAACCGACACGACCTGGGACGGCGTAGCTCCGGTAGACGTAGATGAAACAATCGATAATGCCGCAGCCGTTGACAAGGGAGGCGGTAAGGTCGGCATTCCAATCACAGATCATAATTTTTCTGCAACCGATGGAATAATGCTGTCCGGCACAACAAATTATGATGGAGAAAACACGGTAGATTCTGAAACGGCCAATGAGGTTGTTATAACGGCAACCTATGTGGCGGAAACATTCGCCGGAACAGAAAGAGCATTTTCTTCGGAAGACGGTGCAACTTGGGACGACCTTTTAGCATCGGTTAAAACCTGGAATCAGATTTTTGAACCGGAAGAAGCCGGCCAGGTCAAAGCAACGTTGTATTACAGTGAATCAAGCAGTACGCCGGGAGTTGGAACTTGGGGATCGGTGGATTTCTTTGAAATTCTGTGCGCTGAAGTTTCGGCCCGGTACGTGTATGTCGAAGTTGAAATTACAGATCCAACGGTAGATACGAATATATATTTAAAAGAATTAAACATGAAAGCTTACGAAGGCCCGCAATAGGAAATAGGTTATGCCTAATTGGGTAGATGATATTTTTGCTGGAGGTCATGTAGCACAGACCGATATGCAGAATTTTGAGAATAATCTTGGTTTGTTAAAGAACTGTTTTGCCGGTACATCTGCACCGACCGTTGGTGTAGCCGACGGTATGTGGTGGTTGGACACAACCAATAGGCTTTTGAAGTATAGGGAAAATTCGGGATGGGTAAGCATTTGGGATTTTGTTGCCGGCGGGCCGGTTGGCGGTGCTGGCGTACCGACTTCACGGTTAATTTCGGCTGGAGCGGGTATGTCCGGCGGTGGCGATTTATC